TTTGGAAAAACAATTATTGGATCTTCAAAATGAATGTGATAGATAGTCTGAAAGAACTAGAGATTCCAGATATTGCTAATTATTGTCATAGCACTAGTATACCAGCCAGTGTTGCTATGATTAATATAAATGGAGACTTTAATCTTAGCACAATGGTTCGTAATGCTAACTTTTTTGGATTTAGAAGTGTACACTATGTTGGCAAAAAGAAGTGGGATAAAAGAGGTAGCGTAGGAACACATAATTATACTCCTATATATCACCATAAAGACGAAGAGTCTTTTCTTTTGCAATGTTCTGGACGAACCCTTATTGCAATAGAAAATAATATTCCGGAGTATGATGACAAAACCATTAATCTTTTCCACTACAAGTTCTATAATGCTCTTGAGCCAATATTTATTTTTGGAGAAGAAAGCAAAGGATTATCAAATCTGATTTTAGATCGTGCTAATGTGATTTTGACCATTCCTCATTATGGTAGTGTACGTTCACTAAATGTGGGAACTACTAGTGGAATAGTTATGGGAGTATATAGACATTCTGTAGAGTCTAACAAGACGGTTGACAATAAGTGTAAAAGGTGTACTATAAAATAGGGGGCGAAATAGAATCGATTGGATATAGAAGATTATGTTAGCAAGTAGTGGTTGGTGGAAAGGCCACTATAAAAATCTACCAAATGCTTTAACTGGCACAAATCAGTTAGCACTTGCTGCCTGACAAAAAAGGGCAGTAACAGACTGAGATTGCGAATGAGGGTAGCGATCAAAAGTCTGTCGTCAAATCCCTCTGCACTTACAATATCCAACGGGTTGTAGGTTAAGAGAAGTTGGTAAGATTGGATTAGTCTTGTTTATTCTGTAATCCAATTTAACTCATGAATAAAATAAACTTGTAGAAGATGTAATTAGAAATATCACAACACGCGGGGGCAGAACCCGCCGCCTCCACTTAAACTCCTACCATCTCCATAATGCCTAGAAAAATTTGTACCTACTGTGGTGAAAGAAAAAACCTTAAAAGTTTTCCTAAACACAGTATGTACAAAGATAATCTAGATAGTAGATGTAGAAAGTGTGTTAAAAAACATTCTAAGATACGAAGTGGATTACATAAAACTGCCCCACCAAAACCAGAATTTTGTGAACTTTGTGGAAAAGTTCCATACAAATGGTGTTTGGATCATGATCATTCTGATGATAGTTTTAGGGGTTGGATCTGCGAACCTTGCAATACTGGTCTTGGAAAACTAGGAGATAATTTAGATAGTGTTATAAAAGCAGTAAATTACTTGATAGCATCAAGGAATAGAAAATATGAGTAATTATCTCAATATAGATGTCCCAGTATTCTCTGCTTATGTAGATAATGCTTTTTTTTATAATGAAGAACCAAAATCTAGCAACCCTAGAACCTTGGTAGAAGTCTTTGGTTATACTAGCATACCTCAAAGATGCGGTTTATTTAGCATAATGACAGAGTATGGTAGTCAACACGCCAGGGTTCCTATACACTATTTACACTCCATACAAAATGGAGGAACTAACTATTCCTTAGATTGGATTCAACTATGGGATAGTTTAAGTTATTATGTTTCTGTTAATATTAATCAGTATACAAAAAATAGAGCAGCAAATTTGTTATTAAAAAATAAAACTATAGAAAAAGCACAGTATATGTTCACGCTAGACTGGTGTTTAGGGCCACAATATAATAATGGATATGGAGAAATGGCTGGAGGACATAAATGTGGTCATGTTTTTGTTGGAGATGGTCAGTATTTTATTCAGCCTAATAATAGAATATTTTGGTTAGATGGTGGGAGTTTTATTAGTAGAAAATTTGATACTAAACCTCATTGGAAGGTATTTAGCAAAGAATTTAGTTGTGAATATAGTGGCAATAAATGGATAAGTGAAAGTAATGAGGAGTTATGGTTTTATGAGTTTAAAGAAAAAATGGACTGAACACCTACAAGAAAACAATATGACTTATAATGAGCATATGATTTTTGCTATATTCTATGGGGTAAACTGTTTAATAGCGGGATTTTATTTGATTGTTCACTCTATTTTTACATGTTTTTTCCAACAGCGGGCAGCGATTTAGTACAAAAATTAAGCGAAAGATTCAAGAAGCAGCACTAGATTGTCGATACTTGACAAAGGACTAGCGTATGGTATACTACGCTAAACAAAGGAGACTAAACGGATGACTCACGATTTTGATTATGTGCAGAATATGGTTGATGCCCTGAGAGCAACTAGTAGTACAAAAGACAAAGAAGATCTTATTAAGATTAATTGTGGGATTTTCAATAATCCATCAGCGATATTTGCTAAGAAAATTCTTCTTTATACTTATCATCCTTTGTGGCAATATAATGTAACAAGTGATAATCTAAAGAAAAAGAATCATCTTGTTGCACGAAAGAATGAATACAGTAATTTCTTTGATCTTTTGGATGATCTAAAAGACCGTAAGATTACTGGTCACGATGCTATTGCTGCTGTCAATAGTTTTATTGAACATAATGACGAATATGAGGAACTAATTCATTGTATTATTGATAAGGACTTGAAAACCAGAGCGGGTGATAAGATTATCAACAAGGCTATACCGGATCATATTCCAGAGTTTAGCGTTGCTCTGGCGGATAAGTACGAACCTAAACTCGTAGACTGGAAGGATGGTTGGTATGTTAGCAGAAAGATTGATGGTGCTAGATGTATCGGCATTGTTGATAGCAGCGGTGATACTACCTTCTATTCCCGCACGGGAAAAACCTTTGATACTCTTGATGTTGTCAGGGGCGGTATTAAGGCTCTTAACATTACTAATATAGTATTTGATGGTGAACTTTGTCTTGTTGATGACGAAGGTAATGAGGATTTTCAGGGGGTTATGAAACAACTAAAAAAGAAGGATCATACTATCCCTAATCCATCATATAAAATTTTTGATATGATTAGTAACGATGAATTTTATAGCAAGAAGGGGCAGTCGAACAAACCATATTCTATTCGTTATAATAATCTACTAGAAGTAATGAGAGAAAATACTTGCGTTTGTCTGAGTGTACTTGGTCAAGAACTCATTAAAGACGATGACCATTTTGCCGAATGGACTGGTCGAGCCAATGAATACAATTGGGAAGGTTTGATGCTCAGAGCAAATGAGCCTTATAAGGGTAAAAGAAGCAAAGACCTTCTTAAATATAAGAGTTTTTTTGATGATGAGTATGAAGTAGTAGATGTAGAAATGGGGCCATTTAGATACGTAAAGAATAGTGCAGAACATGAGGAAACTATGCTTAGTTGTGTAACTATTAAATATAAGAACCATGACGTTAGAGTTGGTAGCGGATTTAGTATTGAACAGCGTCAAGACTTTTACAAACACCCTAAGAAAATTCTTGGAAAAGTAATTACTGTCCAATATTTTAGCGAAAGCGAGAATCAGGATGGTGGTATTAGTTTGCGTTTTCCTACGTTTAAGTATTTGCATGGAGATAAGAGAATAGATTAAAAGTGTTACAACTCTATAGAAATTCTCATTATATAGATAAATTTACTATATATGGTGAAAGACATTCTGGAACTAATTTTTTAGAAAGTTGTATCAAGCAGCGATTTGGTTTAGAACTTACATATTTCTTTGGATTTAAACATTTTTTTGGTTTTACTAAACCAGAAACTATATCTTATCATCCTATAGCAAGAAGCACCTTGTTTATTGGTATAGTAAGAAATCCCTATGACTGGTTATGTGCTATGTATTTAGCTCCCCATCATGCTCCAAGGGAAATTAGATGGAATTTTAATAAACTATTAACAAGTGAATGGTATTCTTTAGATAATAAACGTAGAGAAATTTTATACGATAGAAATTATAAAACCAAACAAAGATATAAAAATCTTTTTGAACTACGTAAAGAAAAATGTTATTATCTTAACAATATAATGCCGGTAATTGCTAAAAACTATGTATTATTATCATACGATACGTTTTTAAAGAATCATCATAATTATCTTAATATTATAGGACATAGATTTAATCTTATAAATCAAGGTCAAGCACCAGAGCCTTTTCAAAAAAATCCGGCTGAATTTAACCATCAACAAAAAGAACTTATAGACTCTAATATAGACTGGTCAATAGAGGAAGCATTAGGATTTTTCAAGAGAGCGGGTTGACAAGCCGATACCATTAAGGTAGAATCGTAGCATACACGCTTTTGGAGGTTTTATGATTGTTGAGAATACAGTGATTCCGGTTCAGAATACTGACATGAACAAGACTAAGGCTGATATTTTCTTTGAGAATTTTCCTAGAGATAGGGTTGTAGCCTATAAGGAATACTGGGAAAGTGTTAGGCCACAAAATCATGAAGATATTTTTCGTCGATATTTGTTTAGTTTTATGAGCGTTCATACCACATGGAAGTCTAATGTGAGTGGATATAATGCTATCAAAGACTTTAATGATTGGATTGATGATAAAGAACTTCTCAGAAACAAGATTAAGAACAGCGGTTGTGGACTATATAACAATCGTACAAAGTTTATTTGGGATTTTAAGGATAAGTTTTGGGCCAACCCCAAAGATTTTTATCTAACAGCCAAAAAGTATCATGTAAAAAAGAGAGATCAGATTGTCAAGAATATTTCTGGACTAGGTACTGCAAAAGTTTCGTTTTCATTGGAACAATGCCATCCTAATGAGTGTAGGGTATTTTGTGGAGATACTCATATGTTGGAATTGTATGGTATGAAAACCTTAACCTATCAATCTAAAAAAGGTTTGGAGGAATATAAGAAAATGGAGAGGCATTGGAGTATTAATTGTGGTAAATTAGGAGTTCCCCCGTATATTGCTAGATGTATTTTTTGGGATGCAAAACAAAATAAAACTGATTCTCGTTATTGGTCTTATGTTTTTGAATAATTGGTGTTTGCAATAAGCAAATAGTCATGCTTAGGAATATACTATGAAACAATGTGTAAAATGTAAAAAAAAGAAAAAATTGGGCTAAAGACAATCTTAGCAAATCTGGAATATAAATACTGGAGTTTTGTATTGGAGAACTAATATGAGTCAAAATGGAAAAGGATCTAGACAGCGACCAAAAAACATAGACTATAAAACATGGTCAAAAAACTACGACAAGATTTTTAAACATGGCAAGCCTAACAAATCTAAAAACAAATAAGACCTTATTTATTTTATGTACTTGTGGGACTGAAGTTTTGTATATAGACTATGACCATGAACTAAAATTAGCAGATTTTGCTATTTTTACTAGTTTTTATGGTCATAAAATATCTTTGTGGCAAAAGTTACGATACTGTTATCGTATATTGTTTTATGGTCAACCATATGGTGATCAAATAGTTCTTAATAATATTCAATTAAAAGAACTCAAGGATTTTATATCTACACGGTGTAATTAACAGTGTCTACCATCTATCTATAAAGGAGAAAAATATGGTAGTTAAAAGTATGCGATCCTATGTTGCTGATGAATTAGCTAATAAAATTAAGTTTTTAACACTTGCTTTATCTCAAGCAAAAGAAATCATATCTAAACTAGAAACAGAAAACGAATTACTAAAAATTGCATACCAAGATTTGGAAAATCGTCACAAACAAGAATCTTTAGTGGCTTTCTGATTTTTTCAAGTTTGGACTCTTGACAAGACGATACCATAGGATAGAATGAGGATACAACACAAGTGATTCGGTCGCGTGATCGAACTTGGTTGTAAATTTGGTTTCAAAGATTGAGAGGTTGATTATGGGCGATGTAATTACAAGTGAGAAGCAGAAGCGTGTTCGTTGTGATGATGAGCAGTTTCTTGAGGCTGTATTTTCTTCTAAGACTTATGCGGAAATTGCGTCCAAGACTGGGCAGAAGGTCGCTAGTACGATGGCTAGATATGCTCGTACAAAGGCCGCTCTGGCTAAGAAGGGTATGGAACTTCCATCTATGGAACGTGCCAAGCCGAATAAGACAGTCGATAATATCGAGGCTATGGCAGAGGTTGTTCGTCGTCTCAAGGCCCATGCTAACGGCTGAGAGACTTTAATTTAAAACCAAAACATTCCGACTACAGCAGTTTAAATGAGAGAGGCACAAAATAATCAACCTCGAATCAAGAACTGTTGTAGTTGGGTGTTTTATGGGAGTGTAGTCCAATGGCAGAGACAACGGACTTATTAAATTGAGTGCATAAGGAGAAATCTTTATAGTAGAACCTGTCAAATTCGGTGAAGGCTTTAAAATGCTAATACCGAGCCAAGCATAGAAATATGAAGGTGTAGAGACTTGATGGCAGGAACCTAAAACGAAAGTTATGGTTAAGGTAAAGTCCAGACCACAAACAGAAATGGTAGTGAAAACTATAGTGGTAAGAAAATCCGTCCAGTGTGGGTTCGACTCCCACCACTCCTATTTATTTTTACCTCGATAATTATCAGTTAAGGCATGGCAATTAGGGCATAATATACTAAGATTAGAAAGACTATTATTTGTATTGTTTCCATCAATATGATGTAATTCAAGAGGAATTGGCTTATCCATCCAACTATCTTTAAAACAGTTATAGCATTTTGATTCAAACAATCCTTCCTTTAGTAATCTTTTTTTAAGTTTCCAACTTTGTATAGGTTTTTGATTTGACAAATATTCATCAAGTGATCTTTTTGGGCCTAGTTTTTTCCCTTTATTCCATGCCTGACCAGTAAAATGAGAAGTGTCAATATTATATTCAGCAATTTTATTTTTAATGGTTTGATAATTACCTCCGGCAGTAGCCATATTGAGATTGGATAATACTTCTCTAATGGACTTGGATTTTTTGACTATAACTTTTAAGTAAGGGATTGTATAGTTTTTTGTCATACTCTTGACTCCTGTATGGTAAACGCTATAATAGATATACACCAAAGGGTTTGAAAAATGAATGAACATTCTAATCCCCTAGATCATCTTCTTCAGTGTTGTGAGGATGCCTCTAATACTGGACACTGGAAATTAACTAAGTTTAATATTCTTAATGCTAAAGATGAATTGAAAAGATTGCGTCAAAAATTAGCAGACTCTTATCAAGAACTATTTAATTGTAATCAAGATTTAGTTGAAGAAATTACTAAAAATCTCGATTATAAAGAAGTTGCTTGGGCCAGAATTAATGAGAAGGGCGACCTTTTTGATTTAAGACTCCAAAAAAATCCACATCTTGATCCTAACACAATTATTCCTCTCTATAGGTTAGACAATGGTAGCATTTCCTAATAGGTTTTATAGAGGCATCGTTGAAAGTAAGCCAGATTTCCCACATCCTAATTTTAGATTTATTCTAGTTGATACTGTAAAAGAAATTCAGGATGAAAACGGAAATTGGTATACTGATTCTTTTGAGTTCTATGAAGATTATCTGCTTCATAATTATGAACTTAGCGATGTATTTTATGGGGTATATGCTTCGTATCATATTAATGATGTAAAGTCTGGATTAAAAATTACAGAAACAGAAAGTTTATCCCAAGCAATAAATATTGCTCAAGAAATTATGGGTAATACTATTGAAGAAGCCAAAGTAAATTTAGTATGATAAATAAATCTTATCAGATAGACTATAATAACTGGTTTGACGAGGGTGGTAGTGCGGAATTTTATCCAATAAAAAATCATACAACTCTTGGATTCAAACAATTCCGAAGCAAAAAGTATGCTATTAATGCTTATAACAAACAAAAATTACTTGCTAAATATGGTCTATCTCCTCAAGTTCACGGAAAAATTTGTAGACTTGAAATAAAAATTGAAAACTTTGCTGGTGAAAAGTATACATATACAGATCTTACTGGTTGGGGGTATATTACTGAAAAAGCAAAAATTTTTGATGAAAAAATAATGAAGAAAAGACTACCGCAAATACAAGATTTGGTAGAAAATATAGAAAAGAAAACAAAACTAAAATTTTGGGACTGTCATTATTATAATATGGGTTATGTGAATAGGTATAATAAGGCTAAATTAGTTTGTATTGATACTGGAAATGAAAGTTTTGAGAGACATTCTAATGCCTGGGGATATTCTACTCCCGGCCCTAAATGTGGCTATTGTTTACAATATCAATGTAAATGTGGTGTATCTTAAAATAAAGGAGTATTATCATGTCTAAAAATATAGAAGATATCATTAAAGATCTAAGTAAAATGATTAAGGACATGAAAAATGATGAGATAGATTTGTTTAAACAACTCTTTATAGTTAACAAAGACCTACTACTCATTAAAAAAGATACTGATAACTTAAAAAGAGAAATTAAAGCAGTATCAAATAAAATGGATTTAATGCTTGAAATACTCAATAGTTTAAGCATAATGGTACTAGAAGAAAATGATTTAGATGATGAGGATGATGAGGAGTCTCCTTATGGCGTTTATGATAGTGATGATACCTGGGTTCCTAATGAAGATGAAGATTATGAAGATGATGAATGGAGCAGTAATGAGGACGATAGTTGATGGCTAGTTTAGCATTAATTGCTTCATTAGTGGTTTTATCAACAATATTAGTTGGGCCATTAGCGTATCTTTTATCTAGATTAAATTTTCCAGCATTTATAGTATATGTTTTATCTATATTGTCTATTATTAATGGAATATGGTTTATTGCTATAGGATTGCCAATATGGTACGTTGGGCTGGTTCCAATATATTTTGGATATATCAGCATACAGCGAGTTAATAGACGACGCTCAGAAAAATTCAAGTAGCCGACGTTGACAACCGATAAACGTATGATATGATGGTGTAACACAGGGAACGATTCACAGGACTTTTGGAGAACTATAATGAAGTTGGCAGATAGGACAGTTGAGGTTCATAGTGCTGGTATTAATAGTACTAATCAGTTTAGTATTGCTCAGACCAGCAAAATGTTTAAAATCCTTTCGGATTCTCTATATTCCGACAAGGTGATGGCTGTTATTAGAGAACTAGCCACAAATGCTTATGATAGTCATATTAGTGCTGGCAACAAGAATCCCTTCCTAGTAAAGTTACCCACATCTGCTGATCCTAATTTTACCGTGCGTGATTATGGCACTGGTCTTAGTCAGGTCGATATGGAGAGTCTGTATACTACCTATGGTGCTAGTAACAAGAATAATAGTAATGACTTTGTGGGTTGTCTTGGTCTAGGCTCTAAGAGTCCTTTTGCTTATACTAAGAGTTTTACCACAACATCGTATTTTGATGGTAAGCAGTATACTTATATTGCCGCTATTGATGATAGTGGTGTTCCTACCCTAAACCTTATTCATAGTTGTGATACCAGTGAGCCTAATGGTCTAGAAATTAGTTTTGCTGTTAAGCAGCACGATTTCCATGAGTTTAGTCAAAAAGCAGTTAGAATTTTCCACTACTTTAAGATGAAGCCTATTATTAGTGGAGGCGTTACTTGGAATTTTGAGCAAGAATATAGTAGTCGAAATGTTGTTATTGATGGTGAAGGTTGGAGGGTTTGTCGTCTAAACAACCAACTATTCCCTAATCAACATCATCGTATTAATAGTGGCGTTGTTGCTATCATGGGTAATATCGCCTACCCTGTTCAAACAGAACATTTGATTGGGGAAGAAAAGACCGAAACCCCGGATCATATTGCTAAGTGGAACCGAGCCTTTAATAAGGCGGATATTGCTAGTTGGAAGAGTTTTGTTGGAGAAATTATTCATCAAAATCTTTATCTAGAACTAGATTTTGGTATTGGTGAACTTGAGATGGATGTTAGTCGTGAGGGTCTACAGTATACTAAGGGTGTAATTAAGGCTCTTAGAGACAAGACCCAGGATATTTTCCTAGAACTCAAACAGAATTTTAGCGATAAGATTGCTACTGCTAAAACTAAAGTAGAAGCAATTATGACATATTACCAGATGAATGATCTGGCTGGCGGATGGGGAGTTGGTGCTTCGTGGACTGATTCTAATAATAAGGTTCACAGTATCAATTCTGGTAATGATCTTGAATATAAACTCAAGAAGAGCAAGAATCTGTATGTGTTTAATTATCGTACAGCGGGCTATCGTTCTCGCAGGATGGTTTATCTAACAGATAAAATTCATCATGAAACTCTTACTGGTAAAGGCCAAAATTATTGGAACAATGCTAGAAAGAATGGAAACATGGCTTTTTTCTGGTGTGATATTGCAGCAACAGAAACAGCAAAGAAAATTGTAACTAAGTATTGCAATGAGAATGATTGTTTTGCATACTTGATGGTTGATACTGAAGATCATAAGGATGTTATTAATGGATTTGATAGTCTAGTCGAAGATGTTGGGGACTCTAGTATCCTTAATGTGTCAGACTATCGTGATCTTATCAAGTCAAGTCCTAAAAAGAGAAACTCTGTTGATAGTAAAGGTAGTGTAAGCGATCAAGATGTATTTCTTGTTGTTGGAGATAATAAGGATACAGAGCCGCTTACTATAGAGTATAATGATGCTGTTTATATGCGTAGTCTAAAAACTGATAGACTAGATGAATTTGTTGAAGAGGATGAGATTGTATATATTCCTATTCTAAGGTATAAGGCTACAGATAACTATCCAAGTATTAGTACTTTGAATCGTTGGTCAAATAATGATACATGCAAGGGTCTAATTAAGGATTTGTTTGAGGGTGTCAATATCTATGCGATCAAGCAATCCTCAATTAAGAATCTTGAGAAGGACGGTCTAAATTTGGTAGACTTTAATACTTTTATGAAGCGTAGACTCAAACACCTGAACAATAATAAGTTTGGTGATTTGACCAAATACAATGATCTGGTAGAGAAAGCTCGCAAAGAGTATAGTACTGACGATGGTATGGATCATCAGTATAATACAGGCTTTATCGACCGTCAGTTTCTATTTCATATTATGAATATGTTTGGTCTTGAATACAAGAAGTATATCAACAATCAAAATGTAGTAGATGTTGTAGACAAACTGTTGGTATTAGAATTCTTTGTAGATACTATGCACAGAGATTCTTTTGATATTACCAGATTCAAAGCAACAGACTATTTTGGTCTTATGACTCAACTATTAAGCGATATGGGTATCAATGGTCTAGATAGTAAAAAGATCAAAGAGACTAATGTGATGTATAACTATGTTCTAGTAATGCTCAATCAACTATATAACGGTAATAGTGATGAATATTCTAAACTACTAAAGCAAGAAAATGGCAAGGGTGTAGAGTTGGTTAGTATCAAGACATTAAGAGAAAGCATTAAGACCGAACTTGACAAGAACCCCTTGTTCAAGTATATTATGGGAGTTGCTCCGGTGCAGGGTAATTTGAGACATCTTCATGCTAACACCAACCCTCTAAGGGAATTAGATTCTAACCATAGTTATAGGTATGGTAGTACTAAGAGTAAATGGTTGACTAGTCTAAATGATGTGGAGTCATTTAGAGTTCAAATGGGTAATGTAATTGGTTGATTTCACAGGTAAACAAGGAGATAGATAATGAGTGTTCCTTTTATGTGGGTTGATGGAAATCTGACACTGGTTCTTAATAATAGAACCTATCAGGTTCTTCCAGATCATATTAACTATAAGATGATTCTTGAGGCATTGCCTAGTGCGACTGCTGATGAACTTCTTGAAATTGTAGATGTCGAAAAGGCTGTTAGCACTTTTAGTGATGGTCTTGTAGAGATTAAGAATGGTAAGGTTATGTACGAGGGCGAGGAGGTTCATGGAAGTATCAGTAAGAGGATTCTTGAGTTTATGAGCAAGGGTCTACCTTTCCAGCCTCTTGTTAATTTCCTTAATAATCTGATGGAAAATCCTAGTATGCAGAGTCAAAAGGAATTGTATGATTTCCTTGAACACGAACATCTGCCAATTACTGAGGATGGGTGCTTCCTTGCTTACAAGGCTGTTAGGAGTGATTTTAAAGATAAGTACCGTGGAGTATTTGATAATAGTGTTGGTCAAGTTGTTAAAATGCAACGAGCCAAAGTTGATGATGATCGTGCTAGAGGATGCTCAGACGGACTTCATGCTGGAGCATTGAACTATGTAGCAGGATATGGCTCTGTTGAGTCTGGTGATCGTATTGTTATCGTTAAGATTAATCCTCGTGATGTTGTTAGTGTTCCAAGCGATTGTAATTGTGAGAAACTTCGCACTTGCCGATATGAAGTAGTCGGAGAGTATCAAGGCGAACTTCTCAAGCCTCTTTATTCAGCCTCTTTTACTGAGGATGAGTATAGTGAAGATGATGAAGATGATTATAATACCCTTGACGAAAGTTATTGGGATCAGTTTGACGAGGAAGATGAAGAAGAGGATTTTGAGGAGGATTATGACGATCAGTATTGATCGTTAAAGTGAAAGTCTGGTGACTCAATAGAATACTATTGTGATGGTTCGATTCCATCACCACTTTTATATTGATAATGATAGCAGAGGTTGCTGTCCCAATATTTAGGAATAATTGAAAGAAACAGGACATATTATGTTTAGCGATAATTTAGGATTCAATCCGTTTGATCATAAACTTTCCCCTCACGGCAAAATGTATTTTAGGCCAAGAGAAAAGTTTTTAGACTCTTTTGGTATCAAACACATCTTTTGCTATAATGGAGATCCTAGAAAAAAGATTAGTAGTATGAATCATACTAATCGACTAGTTGAGGCTACAGAAGCAAATGTGAAGAAAAATTCTGATGTTTACTTTTATGTTAATGGTGGGCGAAAACTATATGCTATTAACAACTTTACCTGTTGCTTCTGTGATATGGATGCTGGGCGAGACAATGAGGGCAAGTATTTTAAGCCTAGCGTTGTAATGCAAAAGAAGAAGGGTTTTCTAAAAACTATCAACGAGTTTCCAGTAGCCCCAAGTTGGGTTGTTGATACTCGTAATGGTTATCAGTGCTATTGGCTTTTTGATGAACAATCAGTAAAAATGATTGGTAAAAATAAAACGTTCTGGAACGGTCTACAGAAGAAACTTGTCAACTATTTTGGTGGTGATCCAAGAGCGATTAAAGCCAATCAGATTTATCGAGTTCCTTATACTTGGTGGAGGAAAGGTTGGGAAGGTAAGCAACCTTATTTTACTAGTATTCTTAGTGGCTCAACTGGTAATCCAATTAATGTTGCTGATCTAAAGAGTGCCTTAACGGGTCAACCAGCAAACATTAGTATTGTTCCAGAGAAATGCAGCGACGAATGGTATAAGGGCTATGCGACTGCGTATAAGCAATCTGATGAAACTGGCATCCCAGTATCGACCGAGGTTGCTAAACAGATTCTAAATGATCTTCAAAACAAAAAGAGTTACGGAGTCATAGATCAAGCCAAGTATTTACTCAATAATATTATGGGTTGTGGTCAGAAGAATAGTCAACAAAATATTAAATATGATCTAGTTGATGATTCCGAAGAAGAGGATATTCTTTGTTCCGAACTTGCTCAGAATGAGGTAGACGACGAGACTGATTCAATCGACACTACCTTGCCCCACGAAGGATCGTGTCACAAGCGTCAGGAAGCGTCAGGCGATGATGTTTTAAGTCTAGACGGTGAGCAGACTAGACTTTTAAAAACCGTCGTGGAGTTCCTTAATCAAGTAAGCACCCCACTCTATTTTAGTAACAACAGATTCCTATCTTCGTCCGCTAAAGAGTTGGCGAATAAACTTAGCGATCATTTTTGTATTGGTTAAAAATGCACGAATCATACGATGATAACGAAGAGGATTATGATGACTATAACTATGATGATGTGCCAAAAGATCCATACAAATGGTATTATAAATTCGACGTTGGGCCAGACAATCCTGTTTCTAAATGGCTTGATGATCTAATTAATGATTTTATTAAGAATCCTCCTAGTGACTATAACATAGTTAGTATTCCCGGTTTTTATGAGAAGAAGTTTCCTGTGAATAGTTGGAATCCCAATACTGATAAGGGTAATTCCTTACAGTATTTGGGGTCCAATTATCAAAACTCCCCCATCTGGAAAAAGAAATATTTTGTAGTTGATAAAATTAATAATGAGTATAAACTACACCTACAAAGCCACGCTGCTTATTTCATACAACAGCCCGCCTATTATAATGGACTGCACGATATTTTAAACTGAGGAAACTATGAATAAAGAATATGTTATCAAGGATATAGATAGTTTTGTATTATCTAGTAGATCGGTGGTTTTTAATAACTTTGGTAAAAATCAAGACAATCCATCCGATGATCTAATTCAGGATGTAAAAATAGAAGAACTAGAAGAATTTAACCAAGTTCTTTCTCAAGAAGAATCAATGATTATAGCAAAAAGCATTATTAAAAAACAAATCAATAAAAAAACTAAACAAGTTAGATATATTGTGACAGACGATTCTTTTATGGAAATGATAACACTATTTAATGATCGTATGGTTAGTAATATGTTGAATGGTTTGGTTAATAAGGGATTATTAGAGACAGGATTTGACGAGGAATCTAATGACTTTATTTTTTGGATAAAAGATGAAAACAAAGAAAAACCAGAAACCGACTGATTACGATATTCATCTTCAGTATAGATGTCCAGAATGTTTTAATATACACTGGCTTTCTCTATTAGAAACATCGACTAAAAATTTTAAGATTGTATGTGATTGCGGCTGTGTTTTTTCTGTTAAAAGAACTACTGGATTTAAATTGAAGTATGCCACTAAACCAATCAAGCCAAAAGAAACAAAATCGCCACCATCTATTCCAGAAGATTTATTAAATCGTGCTATAGAAGCACTATTACCATATGGGTTTACTAAAAACGAGTCTAAAGAATTACTAAGCAAAGCATACGCCAACCAACAAACCAATGATATTGGATTACTAATAAAAAATACCTTGGAGATTTTAAGAAATGAACATTGTACGACCATCTAAGTTTGACGATATTATTGGGCAGTCTAGTGTGGTGGATAGACTACGCATTATTGTTAGTGGCTGCGTAGAGTCATCATCTACTATGCCACACATTTTAATTGACGGACCTCCTGGGCTTGGTAAAACCACATTAGCGAGTGCTGTTGCTAATGAACTTGCTGTAAATTTGCATACTATCAATGCTGCTAATATTCGTAGTATCAAGAATCTACTTCCCTATCTTATGGGCATGATGCCCAGATCAGTATTATTTATTGATGAGATTCATCGTTTGCCTAAAATCGTGGAAGAATTTCTTTATCCTGTGATGGAAGATTTTGTACTAAATATCACAGTAAAGGGAGAGGATGACAAGGACAAACCAGAAACTATTAATCTGCCACTATTTACACTTATTGGTGCTACTACTAGTGGGGGAAGTTTGAGTCAACCCTTTTATGATAGGTTTACCATCAAGGAACATTTGGTGTTCTATGATGAGCATGAACTAGCCAAACTAGCAGGGTTGAACGCAAAAAAGCTCGGACTAATGATCTCTGAAAATGACTTGCTGGAGATTGCTAAAAGAAGTAAAGGAACTCCTCGTATTTTAAACTCTAGACTACAATGGTATAAGAGTTATAAATCCTTCTATAAGAATAAAACAGTGAGTATGGAAGAGGTTTTTAATAATCAGGGTATAAATAATATTGGTCTTGATAATTATGACGTTATGTATCTTAAAGAACTCATTAAGGCCAAAGGTACTCCGCTAGGATTAAAGAGTATTTCGTCTATGACAGGTATTGCTATTGAGACTATTGAAAATAGTATTGAGCCATATTTGGTCAGGGCGGGGTATGTAAAACGTACCCAAAAGGGTAGAATATTAGGAGACAAACCATTAATACTATAAATTACGAAATTATTATTCTTTCTATATTGATAGTCTTGAATCTATTATCGTTCAGTATTGGCTTTATATTAGGCAAGTTAAATAGTTCATCTGGTGTATATTACACTGATAATAATAAGCACAAGATCAATAAACAAATTCCACAATCTAATATATCCATAGACGATAAAAAAATAGTTACTAAAATAGATACAACAAATATCGAAAAAAAATACGATAATTTGGGCGATATCCAAAATTCTACAGAAAATATAGGATCGTCGATTAATAAACTGAAAAAACTAAAAGGAGACTAGTTATGAGTTGTGGCCTTGATGTGGGTACAAGTTTTATAGTATTAGCAAAAGAAAATGACGGAAATATACAATATAAAGATTTTAGAGATGCTTTTTATACTATAAAGCCATCCACCCCCGTAGCCACAAAAATGATAGAAAAAGGATTGTCGGGTAAGGTTTTTATTAAAGATAATGATGGTTCTTTTATTCTTCTGGGCAAAGATGCTATCGAGAAAGCTATAGAAAGAAATGACACAGCAAAAAGACCCATGTATAAAGGTGTAGTCTCTTCAAAAGAAAAAGATGCCAAAAGAATTTTAGCTTTTATTCTAAAAGAAGTAGTCGGAACAGCATCAGAACCCAATGAAAAACTAGTATTCTGCGTCCCTGCTCAACCAGTAGATCAAGAAGATGATGATTTTGACGTAGGATATCATGAAGATGTTGTAAAAACTGTTTTATCAGACTGTGGATACGATGCTAGAAGTATTAATGAAGCTGAAGCCTTATGTTATGCTGAATTAGGAGAAGAAGATTATACAGGCATTGGTATTAGTTGTGGTGCTGGTATGACCAATGTTTGTATTATGTTAAACGGTGAGCCTACCGTAGCCTTTAGCACTACAAAATCTGGCGACTGGGTTGATAGAATGAGTGCTGTTGCCACAGGAGAACCCGATAGTGTAGTCCAGGCTGAGAAGGAGGCTGGTGGTTTTAAAGTGGGCGAACCCAACCCCAATCCTGTTTTATCAGCCGTTGCCTCGTACTATGAGAGGCTCATAGAGTATACTGCTAAACAATTAAGTTTTGCATTAAAAAACTGCAAAGCTTTGCCTAAATTTAAAAATCCTATTACTATAGTAATAGCTGGTGGTACTTCTCAGGCAGATGGTTATGTAGAACAATTAACCAAACAATTAGAACTAAATAATTTTCCTTTAGCTATTAAAGTAGTCAAACACGCTAACGATCCACTACACGCTGTTGCAAAAGGATGTTTGATAGCCTCAAACGTATTATGAATAAAATACTATATAGCATTATATTTTTTATTATTACTTTATCTAATACTGGATTATGTAATTCTTTTTATATTAATGATTCTTTAGAAGATGCTGTTTTGATAGCCCAAGATACTCAACAGCCGATATTAGTAGTTTTTACTGCTGACTGGTGTAAATTTTGCAATATTATGAAAAAAGACATAGATCAAAATATAAAAGACTTTGACACTTATATCATCTGCTATGTTAATACTGAAAAAAGATTAGATCTAACTAAAGAATATCAGGTAAAAACTATTCCGGATTATTTTGTATTAAAAAATAATATAGAAAGTAAAAGAAAAGTAGGTTATAGTAATTATCATAATTTTACAGACTGGTTGAATCGCTAATCTTTTATTACAAGAGATGAATATGAAACACATTATATTAATAGTTTTGATGTGTTTATCTCTTACTTCTAAAGCAGGAACTATCGATCCTAATATTTCTGATAATCAATATATAGAATATTCTAAAAATTTTGTTTGTGTTGGACAACTACAAGGTAGAACACAAGATAATAAATTATTTTATGCATCCGCCGTTGCTATAGATGATGACCACATATTAACAGCAGCTCATGTAATTAAAGAAATAAAGTCTTGTATTTTTATAATTAATAAGACAGAATATGTAATTACAGAGTTTGTTTATCCTCCACAGTTTAATGAAGATAATACATTTGGTTATTATGATATTGCCATAGGATATAGTCGAAATAAATTAAAACTTAAAGATTACCCACAACTATATACAAACAGTGACGAGATTGGAAGATTATGTTATATATCGGGTTTTGGTATGACCGGCACGTTTAATACTGGTGCAACAAAAGGAGATAATAAACAAAGAGCAGGATCAAATATGATAGATTATATAGATAAACATTTATTAATATGCTCACCAACTATAGGCAAAGGGAAAACTCCTCTAGAATTTATTATTGCTAGTGGAGATAGTGGTGGTGGATTATTTATAGACAATAAATTAGCTGGAATTAATTCGTGTGTACTAGCAGTAAAACAAGAGCCAAAATCTGATTATGCTACAGAATGTGGGCATACCAGAATCAGTGTACACTTAGACTGGATAAAAAAACATTTAAGACCCAAATAGTTGACAATCTATACACTCTAACTATATTAAATAGTAACTACCAATTTTTATAATACTATGGATTCTGATAACTCAAAAGATCTTCGACGACAAAAACTTGCTGATAAAACTTATAAGAAACCAATGGTTTCAGAAGAACAAAGGTTTGTTTCTAAAAGCAAAAAACAGCACAAAAGAAAAATACAGGATATGAAAGCGGAAGAAATATGGGAAGACTGGGAAAATGAAATATCTTGAAGAATTAAAGAGTGGAGATTGTTTTGTATATAAAGAACAAAACTTTTTATTAACTAGTGACTTTAAGAGGGACGGGTCTAGATTGTGCTATTCTTTAGTAAGCGGATATCCAAAGTGGCTTAGTAGTCAGGATATAGTGGAGCCCCTTAGCATTTATTCTTTAGATAAAGACAATAATATTATACCTATAAAAACATGATACTTATTAGACTAAAAACATTTTTAAAATCATTATTTTGGCATATTTATAGTGGATGTCCAAAAAGTAGTCAAGATCTAATAAACGATAGATTTAATATCTGTTTAAATTGTGATATGATGGATAGTGTTAATAACGAATGTATGGTTTGCGGATGTAATATAGGTCGTAAAAAAAGATTTCTTAATAAGCTAGCATGGGCAGATCAGAAGTGTCCTATCAATAAATGGTAGTTTGACACACGAATCATCTGAATTATTATTCAGTAGGAGTAAATCTTTATGAAAACTATTCTTAAGCCACAACTATTAATCGGTAATCTTTTTGAACACATAGAGTCTTATGTGAATCAAAACCATAATGGTTGTTCAATTATAGTTCCCCATGTTTGTAATAATGTTAATTCTTTTGGTGCTGGCTTTGCTGCTGGAGTAGCCAAGCATTTCCCGATAGTTAAAGAAAATTATCATTTGCTTGGTAAACAAAATATTTTAGGATATACACAATTTGTAGAAGTTTATAAGAACAAAGATTATGGGCACAAGATAATTTTTGCTAACATGATAGCTCAAAATGGAACCATACATAAAAACAATCCCAGACCACTAAACTACTATAGTCTTGCTAAGTGTATGGCTAATGTTAATTTATATATTCATCAGAATTTTGATAGTGAAAATAGAGTGCAAATTCATGCCCCAAAGTTTGGGTGTGGTTTGGCTGGTGGTAATTGGAATTTTATTCAGGATCTGATTACAGATATTTGGAAAAATATACAAGTATTTGTATATCAACTATAAAATATTATGATCGATAATATTAAAAAATGTATCTGTTTTATTTTTGATACAAACTATATTAATCAGGGTAAATTTGCTATAGAATCAGCTAAACTACATAATCCTGATCATACTACTATTCTTTTGATTAATGATAAGTTGGCTTGTTCTTTGGCGGATATACAGTTAACACCAGAAGATATTAACTTACCCATAGATAATTGGTTAATCGTAGGCAGAGTAAGCATAGTAGAATACGCTTTGGATGTTTTGAATTTTGATACTGCTATTTTTGTAGATGGTGATACATATACATATTATAATTATAATGATTTACAGCAGACTACAGAAAAACATTCTATCGTTGTTATTCCGCATATAACCAAACCATTACCTAATGATAATATGTTTCCACAAAATAGAGTTATATCATTATCTGGTAATTATAATACTGGTGTGTGGGCAGCTTCCCAAAAAGGATTAAATTTTATTCGGTGGTGGAAAGAGCAGACATCTTTATTTCCGATAACAAGACCAGACGCTGGCTTAGTCAATGAGCAGGGTTGGCTAAGATTTGCTGGAGACTTTGATGATGACACTAAGATTTTTCGTCATCCAGGGTATAATGTTGCATATTGGAATATTAAACAAAGATATCTTGTTCAACAAGAAAATATGTTGTTAATAGATAATAAACCTTTGTGCGTTATGCATTTTTCTGGATTAAAGCCAAATCTACCACCAGCACAAATGTCAGTATTTCAAAATAGATATTTTCTCAATATGCAAGATTTAGCGTATAAGCTGTATAATGATTACCATAAGATGGTGTGGGGTTCACAATGAATAAAAAGATAGTTTATGTTACGGGCTGCTTGGGATTTATAGGATCATATGTTACTAAAACATGCTTAGAAAAGGGGTGGTATGTTAAGGGCGTGGATAAAATAACATATGCAGCAAATACTGATCTACTAGATGATTTTAATAAATATGATAATTTTTCATTCGTTCATTGCGATATCAACGACCTTAAGTTTTTGTATGATTGCGACTATGTAATAAATGTTGCGGCAGAAACACATGTTGGTAATTCTATTTCAAATAGTGATGACTTTGTTAAGTCTAATATTGACGGGGTACATAATCTATTAAAGCTTATACAAAACTATCGTCAAGAAAACTCTACAGTTCCAACGTTACTACATTTTAGCACCGACGAGGTTTATGGTGATATTATATATGGCGCACATACAGAAAAAGATCTACTAAAACCCTCCAACCCCTACTCTGCAACAAAAGCAGCCGCAGATATGCTCATATTAGCATGGAATAGAACATATAATATACCATATGTGATAGTTAGACCTACTAATAATTATGGTATCGGTCAATATATAGAAAAATTAATTCCAAAAACATGCAAATATCTACTATTAGGCAGAAAAATTCCTCTACATAACAATGGTTCACCCATAAGAAATTGGCTACATGCACAAGACACAGCAGATGCTATAATAGCTATTATAGAATCTAATAATAAAAACGAAATATATAATATATGTGGTGGGTTTGAACAATCAAATCTAAATACTATAAAACAAATACTTAAACTCTATAATATAGACGAATCTGATACATTAAAACATATTGATTTTTCTTTTAATAGAATTGGTCAGGATTTACGATATGCTTTAGATGATTCTAAGTTGAGAAATTTAGGATGGGAACCAAAAAAAATATTTTCTAGTGAACTTCCAGAAATAGTTAATTTTTATAAAAAGATATTTATATGGTAATATACATAGATATTGACGACACAATTTGTCATAGCCCCAATAAACCTGACTATACTAATAGTTTTCCTATTATAGAAAATATAAAAAGGGCTAATACTCTATACGATGAGGGACACACTGTTATATATTGGACTGCCAGAGGTACGGTTAGCGGAATAGATTGGACAGAAACAACTAAAAAACAATTTGAAGATTGGGGAGTTAAATATCACGATATCAAATTTGGCAAACCATATTACGATCTTTTTATTGATGATAAAAATATAAATACAAAGGATTGGGTATGAGTATATTTAATAATCTATTCGTATTAGAATTAGCCAATAATCACTGGGGATCAGTGACTAGGGGTAAAAAAATTATTAAAGAATTTGCAAAAGTTGTTAAGGATAATAATATTAAAGCATCTATTAAACTACAATTTCGTGATGTAGATAGTTTTATACACAAAGATTTTCAGGCTAAGAAAGAAAAAAATCTGACATCTTTACCCAAAAGATTACGATACATAGAGAAAACCAGCCAAACAAAACTGTCTTCTCAAGAATTTGAAGATCTTGTACTGTATATCAAAGATAATGGCTGTATACCTATGGCTACAGCGTTTGATGAACCATCAGTAGACCTTTGCGTCAAATTCGATATGCCAATAATTAAAGTGGCTAGTTCCGACCTTAACGACTGGATACTTTTACAAAAAATAGCAGCAACAAAAAAACCCATTATACTCTCTACTGGCGGAGCTAATGAAAAACAAATTGATGACAGCGTTAAATTTTTTTTAAATAGAAAAATACCAATCGCACTCAATCATTGTGTTTCTAAATATCCTAGCGAAGATAATGAGTTGGAACTAGATCAAATAGACTATCTAAAAAATCAATATCCAGATCTAACTATAGGCTTATCTACTCACGAGTATCACGACTGGCATTCATCTATGCTAATATCTTATGCTAAAGGAGCCAGAACATGGGAAAGACATATTGATATCCCATATCCCAAAAACCACATTCAAAAGGAAGTTTCACCGTACTGTTCCTTACCACACCAAATCGATGAATGGTTTAAAGCTTTTCATACTGCTCAATCTATGTGTGGAACAGCAAACGTAGAAAGACGTACCATAGACTCAAAAGAGATAGAATATCTGGAGTCTCTATATCGTGGACTTTATCTTAAAAAGAATATCAAAAAAGGATCAAAAATCACAATTAATGATCTATACAGCGCTATACCGTATCAAAAAGAAATAGGACAATTTACATCTAGAAATTTTATAGAAAAAGATTGTATAGCAAATAAAAATTTAAAAAAAGATAATCCTCTAACTATTAACGATATAACATGAAAAAAGTTTCAGATATTGTTATAGATTTTCTTTTATCCAAAAATATAAAAGATGTTTTTACTATTTCTGGCGGTGGATGTATACACTTAATTGATAGTCTTAATAAATACCAGAACACTATAAATACATATTGTTTTCATCATGAACAAGCACTAGCGATGGCAGCAGAAGGGTATTATAGGCAATCGAATAATCTGTGCGCAAATATTGTTACAACTGGACCAGGAGGAACAAATACTATAACGGGGCTATTGGGTATGTGGCTCGACAGTATACCAGGAATATTTATTTCTGGACAAGTTTCCAGATCACAACTATCAAAAGAAACAGGGTGTCGGCAGATTGGAGATCAAGAATTCGATATAGTAAAATTAGTATCTTCTATTACAAAATATTCTGTATTGATAAATAAACCAGAAGATATATTATATGAATTAGAAAAAACATATAGCATTTGTTTGGATGGACGCCCAGGCCCAGTATGGGTAGATATTCCGTTAGATATACAGGGAGCTGTTGTCGATGAAACATTATTAAAACATTTTCATCATAAAAATGAATATAAAGATATAGAACAAGATCAAATATTGGCTTTAATGGAGTTAATCGGCTTATCAAATAAACCATTAGTCATAACAGGTAATGGCATATGTCTATCAAATACATCAGATAGACTACTTAAATTCTTAGATAAATTTAATCTTCCTATTGTTACTGGTCCACATTCTGGCGTTGACTGTATAGATAATGAATATAACCATTATATGGGCAGAATAGGTATTCTTGGTCAATTAACATCAAATACGATTGTTCAAGAATCAGATCTTTTAATATGCTTAGGATCAAGACTTCCAGTAAAAATGACAGGATATAATATTAAAGCTTTTTCTCCTAATTCTAAAAAAGTTATTATTGATATTGATGAAAATGAAATAAATAAACACTCATTTAAGATAGATTTAAAAATTATTGGAGATTTAAGAAATTTTTTTGATACAATAGACTCAATAAAAATTGATGATAAATACTTAAAAGAAAAAACAGAATGGATAAATTATATTCATAAAATCAGAAATAATCAAATCTATTCATATCCTAAACATAAAAATTTACAAAATTATACTAGTTTTTATGAACTAATTAATCAAGCAACAAAAATATGGGATAAGGAATCTATAGTGACCAGCAATGGTAGTGCTCATGTAATAACACTACAAACATATCAATTACATTCTAATCAAAAACTTTTTACAAATGTTGGATGCGCAAGTATGGGATATGGTTTGCCAGCGAGCATAGGAGCTTGTATAGCAAATAAAAAAACTTCCACAATATGTATAGAAGGAGATGGAAGTATTATGATGAATTTACAAGATTTACAAACTATCAAACATTATAATTTACCAATATGTATATTATTGATTAACAATGATGGATATTTATCAATAAAACTTACACAAGAATCATTTTTTAAAGGATCGGAATTTGCTAGCGGACCAACTAATGGCGTTACGCTTCCAAACTTTAAAAACATATGTGAGGCGTTTGGCATAAAATATTTTGCTATTAGATCTAACGATGAAATAATTTCTTGCCTCAAGCAAGGCAAAAGCTATAATAATCCATGTATTATTGAGGTCTTTACACATCCAAAAGAAAGACATGAGCCAAAAGTTACACATAAGGGTATAGATGACAACGGAAATATCATTCCTGGCTCTCTTACCGATATGTATATCTCAGAAGTTTTTTAAGTTATGAGAGTAGTATTAACTGGATCTACTGGCGGAATAGGATCGTCTATAGCTCATAAATGCAAAAGTACAAATATAGACACAATAGAAATATCTAGAAACGATTGCGATCTTTCAAAAAACATAAAATATACTAATGAAAATATTGATGGATTAATATATTGTGCTGGAGTAAATGATCCAAAACCATACCATGAATATACAGAAATAGATTTACAAAATATATTTAAAATTAATGCCCTATCCTTTGTAGAGCTATGTAAAAATATTAAATTTAATACAGAAGCAAATATAATTGCAATAGGCTCTATTTATGCTACAGAGTCAAGGGTTGGAAGGTTAGCATACGCTATGTCAAAACACGCCATGTATGGAGCGGTAAAAACTCTAGCCATTGAAATGTCAGTCAATAAAATTAAAGTAAATATGATTTCACCAGGATTTGTATTAACTAATTTAACTAAAAAAAATAATAGTATAGAAAGATTAGATTTTTTAAATCAATCAATACCATTAGGCATGACAGAACCATCCGACATAGCAGATATGTGCATTTTTATGCTAAGAAATAGAAATATGACTGGTCAAAACATTATCATTGATGGTGGATATAGTTTATTAGGAATATAAAATGAATAAATTTATTATAGATAGCATAGAGTTTAATTGTAGTGAAGAGTTACTAACAAATATAAATATATCTTCTAATCCATATAATTATACTGTTAAATTCATGGATTTTATTCCTAATTTTAAAGATAATGATTTTTTAATTATAGATAAAAATATACAAAAAATATACAATATATCACATCATAATATGATGCCAATAGATGCTACAGAAAATAATAAAAGTATAGAAACTGTATTAAAAATTTGTGAATGGTTATCTAATAAAAATTTTAATAAAGGTAATATTTTATATGTAATTGGAGGAGGAATAACACAAGATATTGGAGCATTTGTTGGAAGTATGTATAAAAGAGGTATTAATTGGATATATGTTCCAACTACACTTTTATCTCAATGTGATAGTTGTATAGGTGGTAAAACAGCACTAAATTTTAATCAGATGAAAAATCAACTGGCTTTGTTCTCAGCACCAAGATCTGTTATCATTGATACAAATTTTTTACAGTCATTAACACAGAAAGAAATTTTGAGCGGAATGGGAGAAGTGGTGAAATTTTTTATTATCGCTGGAGAGCCGTATATATCATTATTAGATAATATATCGTTAAAAGAGAAAATTTTCCATAGTTTAATAATCAAGAAGACTATAGTAGAATATGATGAATTTGAAAAAAATATTAGAAAGTCTTTAAATTATGGACATTCTTTCGGACATGCAATAGAGTCTGCATCAAACTATGCTATACCTCATGGAGAAGCAGTTATATTAGGCATAGAGATAATAAATCAATTGTTCGGTAAATCTGAACAAATAACATCAATAGTTAATAAATTTACTTCATTAGAAAAAATTAAAAATATAAATCCAGATTTAGTAATGAATTATCTTAAACACGATAAAAAAATGCAATTAAACACCATATCTCTGATTGTAGTTGAAAGTCCAGGAATAACAAAATTTGTTCCTACTATATTAGATGATAAATTAATGAAAAAAATTTATGAAATATTTATTAATTGATTTTGGTGCATCGTACATAAAATCAACTCTATATAAAACAGAAAATAATAATTTTTCTAAATACTTAGTTATAGAATCCCCATTAAAAACATGCAATCAAATTCAAAAACAAACTATCATAAAACATCTTGAAAATATCATTAGTCAATATGATAATATTGATAGCATAGCAATATGTTCTATATTAGGTGGTAAATATATAGATGATGTATATTATTCTTGGAAATGCTCTAATATAGAAGGAGTTAAAAATAAAGAGTCATGTATTATCAAAGATATCTTTGTTGATCCTATAAATAATAATATTATAGGTAAAATTTTAAATATAAATGTCATTACTCCGTTTATCGATACTCAATGTGTTATAAAATCAGCTGAATTATTACCAAATAAAAATATACTTATAAATATGGGAACAGGATCCCAAGTAGTCTATAAAGATGAATACAATGAATTACATATTCATTCATATATACCAAGTGGAAGATCATTAAATGTTTTTTCTAAATTTTTTAATCAAATAAACATTGATTTTTTTTCTTATATAAATAGATTATCTTTACAAGATATAATTAGATCAGATCTGGATATAGATCTTAATTGTTTTCCTCAGTCTGATAAATATACTGATGGTGGATCCGTATCAAAAATAAATGAAACAAATTTTACTATTAAAAATTTTATAGGATCTATAATTAAAAATTATTTAATACAATATGAGTCTTTATTAATCTCTCCAAATAATAGTAATATATTATTATCAGGAGGCATTCCTAAAAAATTACCAATCATTGAAAAATATTTTTCTTACAGGTATCCCAATAGTAATGTACAGCTTATTTCAAAAAATATAGATGAAACATTGATTGGGTTATCAAAATTTATTACAGAAAAATAACATAATGAATATATTAATTACAGGATCTAATGGATATATAGCTCAGGCTATTTTTCATAAATTTAAAAATATATATAATATAACACAAATTAATAGGCAAACACTAGATTTAACAGATAGCTCATCATTAAGCTCTTGGTTTAAAGATAAATATTTTGATGTTATTATTCATACAGCAATTGTTGGAGGAAATAGACTATTACAAGAGGATATGAATATATATAATAAAAATATACTGATGTTTAAAAATTTATTAAACAATAAAAACCATTTTAATAAATTAATAACATTTGGTTCTGGAGCAGAGATATTCAGCCCCAATTCTCCTTATGGCTCTAGTAAAAGATATATTAACTCTATTATTCATACATTTGAAAATTTTTATAACTTAAGAATTTATGCTGTATTTGACCATAATGAAAATGAAAGAAGATTCATTAAGTCTAATATTTTAAGATATATAATTGGCGAGAATCTCATCATACATAAAGATAAATTCATGGATTTTATTTACATGCCAGATCTTTTATCGATCATTGAAGCATATCTAATAAATAGTGGATTGCCAAAGACTATAGACTGTGTTTATAATAATAAGTACAAACTATCAAATATTACTCAACTGATAAACGAACTCGACCACCATAAAAAAAGTAACATTAAATTTTGTTCATCAGAAATGGATAATGAATATATAGGCAATTTTATAGATATTGGTATCAATTTTATAGGTTTAACAACAGGTATAAATAACACATTTAATATAATGGTAAATAATTATGAAAAAAATATGGTACGCGCCCAACAAGTTTGAATCTTACGGACAGGAAGAAATAGATGCTGTAACACAATGCTTACAAGATGGTTGGTTGGCTGGATTTGGACCAAGAAGCGTAGAATTTGAAGAAAAGATATCAGAAACATTCGGTAAAAAATACGGAGTATTTGTTAATTCTGGATCGTCCGCGTGTTTGTTAGCATTAGCTAGTTTACAACTGCCAAAAGGTAGTCGAGTTATAACTCCTGCTTGTACTTTTTCCACTACTTTGGCACCAATAGTCCAACTTGGCCTAGAACCTGTTTTTTGCGATGTGGAATTAACATCATATGTACCATCGTTGATACAGGTGCTAGACCTAGTAGATGATTCTATTAAGGTAATTATGTTGCCAAACTTAATTGGAAATAAGCCAGAGTGGAGACTATTAAAACAGGCACTTATTGATATGGGTAGAGACGATATTGTGCTGATAGAAGATTCTGCTGATACGATTACTCATACTCTAGAAAGTGATATTAGCACAACTAGTTTTTATGCTAGTCATGTTATTACCGCTGGTGGGTCTGGCGGAATGGTAATGTTTAATGATAGTAAATTACGAGATACCTGTTTAAATATTAGAGATTGGGGTAGATTGGGAGATAATTCTGAAATAATGAGTGATAGATTCAACCACAGTGTTGATGGTATTCCATATGATCATAAATTTTTATATGGTTTCTTAGGATACAATATGAAAAGTAGTGAAATGAATGCTGCATTCGGATTAGTTCAACTTAAAAAATTTGAAGTTTTTGCTAAAATACGTAGAGATAATATAGAAAGATATATAGCTAATTTATTGGATTGTGAACAAGTTTTATTACCAGATGACAGCATAAAACCTAATTGGTTAGCCATACCGCTACAGGCCGATAACAGACTTGACCTGCTTAACTACCTAGAATCAAATGGTGTTCAGACTCGTGTAACTTTTGCCGGTAATGTTACCAGACATCCTATATATAGACAGTATTTAAAGCCATTTATTAATGCTGATACCATAATGAAAAATGGATTTTTACTTGGCGCACATCATGGAATGTCTATAGAAGATGTAGACTATGTATGTGATACTATAAAAAATTTTTATAGAACATGAAACACATAACTATTGATCCTTCTTTTTTTGTTACTGAAGGATTTGGTACTTTAATGAGCCATTATGCTTCTATGTATTGTATATATAGAGACTGTGGTTTTATTCCAACCATATTAACACCACCAAAACAAATACAAACTACTTTGGACTATTTTAATCATAGCTTTATTAGTAGTAAAGAATTTATCTATAATCATCTAAGCACTTTTCCAAATCTAAATAAAATATTTTGTACGATGGATAAAGACCAACTATCTCTCACCCGCTGGCAGAAAATTCGGTGCTTAACTTCTGATTATAACAAGATTATAAATAGTTTACAAAATATTAATGATAATATATGCTTAACGTGGAATTTAACTCAAGATCTATATAAAAAATATTTAAATGATATTATTAATGATTTATATCAATTTAATAAAAATCTAATTGATCAATGCCAACAAATTTTACCACAAACCCAAAAAAGTATAGTTGGTGTTTGTTTTAGAAATGAATATAATGAAAGTTTTTGTCGTCACCCACACGCAAGCTTATCTCTAAAGTTTTATAAAGAAAGTATGAATCGTTTTGATAAAAATAATACAAAATATTTAATTTTTAGTGATAATATTGAACAAAGTAAGGTATTTTTTAAAGCATTAGAAGAAAATTTTGACATAGAATATACCTCTGCTATGCAAAGCGCTGTTGGATTATGCACTATGTCATTATGTGATCATATAATATGTGCTAATAGTAGCTTTGGTTACTGGGCGGCTATGTTAAATAAAAAAGCGAATAAACAAATAATTTGTTCAACATATTTTATTAATCCAATGAAAAATTCTTCTTTAGCTAAACTGCTAAATTTTAAGTGGTACCCTAATACTTGGTTAGCTTTAGATATATTATGAATAATTACAATTGTAGCTTCATTCATCTTATTAATAATGATTCATTAACTATGAATAGAGAACATAATTATAATGTAAGTTTTTTGAGAAATCAAAGCCATCAAACTCTTATAAATCTTTATAAACAATATCATCAGCATAACTTCAACGATAATCCTATAAAAATAGACCAAAGTTACTACAACAAAATTAAGATTGTAATTTATACTCCACCACTTAATGATCTTTGTGGAGGAATAATGGTATTGTATAGTTTAATACAAAAAATTAACAATATAAATGATAATATAATTGGATTAATATACGCTTATGATCATAAAGAGTATCCTAATAATTTTTGTAATAATTTTTTTAATCCCTTTTGGATGGACGATAACACTGTTGTTATATATCCTGAGACTATCACGGGTAACCCCTTAAATGCTAAGTACGTTATAAGATGGATTTTACTAGATCTGGGATTAGAAGTTTCTCATGATCATTATATAAACTGGAATAAAGACGATATTGTTTATCACTGGGAGCCATCTTTTCTTAAAAACACAAAACAATTAGTTAATATTTGGATTAATCCAATAATCAAAAATTATCAACAACAAGAACGAAATATTAATTGTTATGCTTTTAAAAAAATGCAATGGATTCCACAAACACTAAATCAAACAGAAATTCAATATTACCATACCACACAAGACACCAATCTTGACAAAGTATCTGTTGCAGAAGCTGTTGATGTTTTTAATAGATCTAAATTATTTTACTGCTATGATCCTAATACCTTTTTTTCTATTATGGCCCCTTTATGTGGTTGCGTCACTGTTCTTCATCCTTTGAACAATTTAACAAAAAAAGAATACTTCAGATCTCGTATATTGTGTCATCCAGACGGTTTTTGTTATGATGCTGGTATAGCATATGGTAATTCACCAGATCAAATTCGTATGGCAATAGAGTCTGTAAATGAAGCACAGGATCAGTTCGATTATCTGTGTGAGCTGTATAAAAATACAGAGAATATTCTTATAAAAGATATAACAAATATGGTTAATAATAAAATATTTCCTATAAATACTGTTAAAAATATATATTATAGCCATTGAACAAAAAATATTGTTTGAAATACCTCGTCTGGTCGCTATACTAAAGACAGTGAGTGGTATGCTGACATCGGAAAGGTATAATTAATATAATGAAATATGTTTTTATGGTATGTATTATTGTGGGAGTGATACATGGTCTTCAACAAATAAATTTTGTTAGAAGTGGTCGTGCTGTCGGAGTGAAACCTTCTAATAATTTATTTACTTTTTTATTTATGGATAAATATTGATGAATAGATTAAAAAATCAGAGAGTGTATTTAGCGGGTGCGATGGACAGGGTAATAGATAGAGGTAATGGGTGGAGAGATAATATAACACCTTTTTTAGAAAGTTTAGGTGTTGTTGTCTTTAATCCAATTAAAAAACCAACAAAACTTGGTAAAGAAGATGCTGAAACACACGAGTATAAGACTAAACTAAAATACGATCAAAATTATGATGCACTATCCTCCGTAATGAAAACTATACGAGGAGTGGATTTAAGACTAGTAGATATTAGCGATTTTTTAATAGTCAATCTAGATTTAGATGTGCATCCGTGTGGTACATACGAAGAAATATTTTTAGCCAATAGGTCTAAAAAGCCCGTGGTTGTACATATGGAACAGGGCAAACAAAATGCTCCAGACTGGTTGTTTGGTACAATACCACACCAGATGATTTTTTCTTCTTGGGATGAACTAAAAAACTATCTACAATATATTGATGGCTATAACAGCATAGAACACCACAACCGCTGGAGATTTTTTGATATCTAATCATGCAAACAATAAGCAATGAAACTAAACTAGATTTTGATGACGTATTAATAGAACCACAAAGGTCAACTCTTACTAGTCGATCAGAGATTAAACTAGAAAGAACTTTCTATTTTTATCATAGTCCTAGAGTTTGGAATGGTATTCCTATAATGTGTGCTAATATGAGTTTTTGCTCATTTGAGATTGCTAAATCTTTAGCAAAACATAAAATGATAGCATGTCTCCATAAGTATCATAGGGTTGAAGATTTATACAACTATTTCACAGACTATCCAGAAAATATAGACTATACATTTGTATCTATAGGATATAAGAAAAGTGACTTAAGCCATTTATTAGAGCTAAAAAATAAACTTGGAAAACAGCCCAATATTTGTATTGATGTTCCTAATGGTCATATGGATGTTTTTGTAAAGTATTGTAAGAAGGTGAGAGAAAATTTTCCAGAGTCGATAATTGTAGCTGGAAACGTAACCAATACCTCGTCTACTCAAGAATTATTGATTTATGGTGGAGTAGATTTGGCCAAAATTGGAATTGGTGGAGGAAGCGCCTGTACGACTCGCTTTCTTACTGGTTGTGGCTTTCCACAGTTGTCGGCTTGTTTAGAAAACTCATATATTGCTCACGGTCTTCAAAACGGACCCAAGAAACTCGGTTTGATAGTGTCTGATGGTGGACATAAAACAGTTGGGGATGTTTGCAAGGGATTATGCGCTGGAAGCGATTTTGTAATGTTGGGAGGATATTTTGCTGGTTCTGAAGAATCTGATGGAGAATGGACATATGAGTATCTAGCAAATCATGGAGCTTTTTGGCAACCAAACAATCCAGGATATGATACAGAAAAAAGAAAAATTAAATTCTCATACTACGGCATGAGCACCCACTATGCACAAGAAAAATATGAGGATCATATTAAAAATTATAGAGCTAGTGAAGGAACTAAAATAACAGTAAAATATAAAGGATCTCTTGATAACGTAGCTCAAGAGCTACTAGGGGGCATAAGATCTTGCTGCTGTTATATAGGAGCAGATTCTTTAAAACATATGTCTAGATGTGCCAAATTTTGTAGAGTAAATAGTATACATAAAAACACTAATCCAATACTAGGAGTATAGTTTAATGAAATCAATAAATATTAATTGTCCTATTAACAGTACTGGATATGGTATAACCTCTACCAATATAGTCAAGGCTATTCATAAGGCCGGTGTACAAACAGCCCTATTTCCTATTGGCACTAATATAGAAGTAAATTCTCAAAACGATGTTGATCTTATTAAATCTTTAATGTTAAAAATTAATGATTTTAATTATGATGCCCCCTGTTTAAAAATATGGCACCAACACGATTTAGCGTCTAAAATTGGTAATGGGCATTATTATACATTTCCCTTTTTCGAAATTGATAAATTAACTCCTCGTGAAGTTCACCACCTAAATTATAGTGATTATATTTTTGTGGCTTCTGAATGGGCTAGACAAGTTTTAATTAACAACCAAATAATCAAACCAATATATGTTGCTCCTTTAGGAGTAGACTTAGACATTTTTCAACTAAAAAATAAAATAAGATTTGCTAAAGAAAATTATATATTTTTTCATATAGGAAAATGGGAACACAGAAAGTCTCAGGATTTTTTAATACATGCATTTAGTAAAGCTTTTGATATTAATGATAAAGTAGAACTATGGTTGCTACCACACAACCCCTTTCTTTCAGAAAATGAAACAAACTATTGGCTTAATATAGTATCTCAATCACCGCTCAAAGATAAAATAAAAATTTATGATAGATTACCAACACAGTATCATGTGGCAGAATTTATAGACTCTTGTGATTGTGGCGTATTTCTAAGCAGGGCGGAAGGGTGGAATAATGAGATCATAGAAAGCATGGCATTAAATAAGCCAATTATCACCACGAACTATTCTGCTCACACAGAGTATTGTAACAGTAAAAATAGTTTTTTAGTAAATATTAATGAAACTGAACCGGCTAATGATGGTAAATGGTTTCATGGTCAGGGTAATTGGGCGAAATTAGACCATAATGCACTAGAACAGTCAATAGAATATATGAGAACTGTGTATACTAATAATATAGACTCTAATCCTGAAGGATTAATTACGGCTAAAAAATATTCTTGGGATCAAACAGCACAAATTATACTTAATACTCTAATAAAGAATCATAGCTATGCCAATTCCAAAACCAAAAGACGATGAAAAAGGGTCGGATTTTGTTGCTCGCTGCATGGGCAATGAAACAATGAAAAAAGAGTATCCAGATAGTAAACAAAGGGTTGCTATATGCTTAGGACAAACTAAAAAACAGGGTAAGGGTAGTTTGTTAGATCAGGTTTTAGAAATTCTAGGATTAGCTAGTTCTTTTGAGTGTGAAGATTGTGGAGAATCTGAGGAATTAACACTATCTAATCTAGTTATTCCTAAAGATGAAGATTATGTAGACGCTGGAGAAGAAACTGAAGAGTACGATATCTCACACATAGTAGCCTCAGAATATCAAGGACGTAAAGTGACTCTCAATAAACCTTTTAGAACACCAGACGGTCCTAAGAAATCAGCGGTTTATGTTAAGAATGATAAGGGTAAAGTTGTTATTGTGCGCTTCGGTGACAAAAACATGAAAATCAAAAAAAATATTCCATCAAGACGTAAAAGTTTTAGAGCACGACACAATTGTGATAATCCTGGTCCCAAGTGGAAGGCTCGATATTGGAGTTGTAAAGCCTGGTAATTAAATAGGAGTTAATTTTAAATGTCAAATATAGACGATCTCTTAGAGATCCATAATACTTCATCAAAAACAGAAGAATATACCATTTCTAATATTGGAGATATGCTAAAAGAATTTATCTCTACATTTAATAAGTTGGTAGCTAATGAGTCTACTGATTTTACAGATATTGAGGAGATAGAGGAAGAGAGTCCAGAGACAGAAATGATGGAATATAAAAACGACTTTTATAATATGAGCGTTGGCTCTCTTAATGCTGTTATGAATCACGCTAAAAATATACTAGACAATCTAAATAACGAAAACGTTAAGGAAAACTTGACAGCATCACACCTACAGGGTATGATCGCTGTTGTGGAGGATCAGATGAGAAGCATTCATGATTTTGTCATGTTTGTAGCATCTAGTGCCGATACTACTGATGCTGGTAGTAAACCTGGACTTTGGGATAATATTCGTAAGAAAAAAGAAAGAATGGGTAAAAAATACAAACCAGCAAAAAGGGGAGATAAGGATAGACCAGATCCAGACCAGTGGAAAAAACTAACTAAGTAAATTTTAAATGTTACTTTCGGACTGTGTGCGATTTATCGCATGGATTAAACAAAGACTACTGAATAAGCATCAATATCAGAATAATGATGTGGTTATTAAGAGTCTAGACCAGTTGTCTTATCATTTATCCAATAGTATAGGTAGAGATTTAACGGACGATGAGTGGGATAGGATAATAGAAAAATACTATACTGACTACAACATGGATTATAGTGAAGATATGGGTTTAGGATTTGATAAGAATAGTAGATATAAACTAAGAAATAATCTTAAAAACTTAGTTCAGGACGTAATTAATCATAATGTTCCAAAGGACTTCTTAATTAAAGGATAATAAATAATGCTATTACAACTACAGGGTGTGGGTAAACAAAAGATAAATTATAAAGATCATAAAGATATTCAATTTGATAGTTTACATATTTATGTCACATTGGCGAAAAAGGCCATTTCTAAATTTGCCAATAATTTTTATAATGGGTTAGCCATTAAAATGTTAAAAGATGAAGATGCTATATCTTCTGTTGCTAATGCTCTGATGATGGCAGATTGGAGATGGGATGACAACTATAAAAACGATAAAGGAACTAAAAAAACTAAATATTCATATAGAAACCAATGTGCTCTATGGGCTATACAAACATATATATCAAAGGATAGCAAACATAAAAAGAAGACTAAGAAAATATACTCATTAGACTTCAATTTAGATAACGACGACGGCACTAATCTATCTTCTATAACATCAGATATGTCAGATTTATCTCCAGAAGATTTAGCTATTCAAAAAGAATCAAAAGAGCAACTGTCAGATTTGGTACAACAGCTGTTGTCGTTAGACTGTATATCTGCTAGACAAAAAGAGTATATTAAGCTATATTATTTTGAATCTTATACGTTTGAAAAAATAGGCAAAAAATACGGTATTACTAGAGAAGCGGTAAGGCAAGGCTTAAATAAAGCTATAGAAAATATCAAGGAAAGTATTTCATGAGCGATAAATTTGAAGTTAAAATTAATTGTGTTGTTTTAACAACTAATATTTCTTTAGGTAAAAAATATGTTTTATCCTTAGATAAAGATAAGTTAACTATTCCGTCTTTTAATGTTATAAATGACCACCTATCTGACAATAAGCTTAATGATAAGATTATTCTATCTTTAAAAGAATACGTTTTTGTTAGTGATCTAGAATTATTACCACAGATAATATCTTTACATTCAAATCATATTGTGTCAGATACTCAAACACTAAATACTATTTATGGATTTTTAATTAATTATACTACTAGCTTAAATAATTGTTACTGGATTGAATTTGACTATTCACAGCCAGTAGAGTACATGCCTTTACTAATAGAGGTAATACAAAAATTAAAATGATGAATCTATGGCCATGGAAAAAAGTTATAGAAGAAGAATCAAACAATAATACTATTAGTTTTATATTAGACAATAAGACAGATAATATTAAGGTAGATTTTCTATTTGATAACATAGATCCAGACTCTGCTGCCAAAACGGGAGATTTTTTATATTATTTAAGTGGTGGCTATTATGCAGTGCATGTTCTAGATATTCTACTTGGTATTGCTCAAAAAAATCCACAGCATAAAGATTATATTTATAATGTGATTAACACATGGTCTTTGCATTTAAATCCTATCAATTCTAAGATTCATGAGACTGAAGAACCTCCTATAGTTAAACCCAGTTTATTTCAGCAACAAGCATTTAACAACAATAAAACATCATGAATAAACCTTTGATAAAATGGGAAAAGTGGGTTGATCCGTTTGGCGAAAATATGGATGATGCTAAATGGACAGACTATGAAAATGATATACATGAAACAGATAGTCTGATCCCTTCTGATGAACATACCAACCTTGGTAAGCCAATCAAAGTGATAGCATCTCCTCTTGGTCTTATTCCGTATAATGAACATACGGCGTCAAGTAAAATATTTAATTTTTGGTTAGGTCATACTAATTTTAATATTTCAGAAAAAATCAAGGGTATTATAGAAAATATTCATGGTGTAGAAATTTTAGATATTTTTACCAGATACAGATTTAGAATTGCTATAGGTAAATGTTTTAATGATTCAGAAACTATGAAATTAATTAGTGATACGATTTATAACCATTTAGGACCAAATAACACACATGACAACGAATAGTCATAATATTAATTTAAGCCATATACACGACTATAATATAGATGTAGATAATAGAGAACTATATTTACACTCATATATTTCTGACGAAAACGAAGAATCTGGAGTAGACTATAGATCAGCTATAGTATTTGAAAAAAACTTAAGATATTTAAACTTGTTATCTTTAGATCCTATTCTTGTACATATGCACCTTCCGGGTGGAGACTGGCAAGATTGTTTAGGTATCTATGATAGCATAAAAAGCTCCAAAGCAAAGGTCGCTATCATCGCATCTGCTAAAGTAGAATCCAGTAGTACAGTATTATTACAGGCGGCAGATCTTAGAATATTAAGTCCTAATACTAATTTTTTAATACATTATGGATCATTGAGCATAGACAATGAGCATAAAGCGGCCCTTAGTATGGTTCATTGGAGCGAAAAAGAGAGTGAAAAGATGATTGATATATTTACAGAAAAGTGTATGAATAGTAGTCTATGTAAAAGTAAAAATTGGAAAAAAATGATTGTACGTAAACACATAGTAACACAATTAGCCACAAAAAGAGATTGGATCTTAACAGCAGAAGAAGCTGTTCATTATGGTTTTGCTGATGGTATCTTGGGTTCAAAAAAATATCCTAACATAGACTATATAAAAAATACCTTAAAAAAGAAATAACGTTATGTATATTGATTTTGCTATTATAAATACTGAGATTAGTGAATCAGAAGCAAAAACAATATTACAAGAAATTAAAAACTATACGGTTAATAGTATAACGGTTCCTTACTATCTCATTAAGTCTTTTAAAAACCTAATACCTACAGATAATAAATTATCCTGTCTTATAGATTATCCATTAGGTATTGCTGATATTAAAAGTCGCAGATACTCTATTGAGCAGGCTAATGCTGCTGGTGCCTGTACTGTGGATATTAGTATGCCACAAAATCTAGCAGCTAATAGAAAATATGATAAAATTCGTGAAGATATCAAAGTTTGTTCAGAATACTGTAATGAAAAAAATATAGAGATGAGATATATTTTAGAATACAGGGTTTTTGACCACTATTGCCTTAAAAAGATTTGTGAAATTTTTGACAACAATAATATTAAGTTTATTTATCCTTCTAGTGGTTATTTTATAGATAATTTAGCCGATAATATTCTAGCATCCATCTTCCTGCATCAAAACTCTAAAGACTTAAATGTGTTATGTACAGGAAATATGTGGTGTGATAAGCATTTTGAAACCATGATTAAATCTGGCCTATTCGGTTTTAGAACATCCTCTATCAATAGTCTTAAAAATTTCGTAGCTTTTAATTCTTCTTTAAAGAAATAATGGTGTATAAACACTTAGCAATATATCCTACCATATATGGAGTAATATAATGGCCACAGTACAAGTAAATGGTTCATCTTTAACAAGCACCCCCTATGGTTCATTTTCAGAAGCCAATAATGATAACGGCACAATGAAAGCTAACGGATCATCAGCATCCAATGTAATGGATCAAGTTAAAACTGTTGTTGGTCCAGTAGATGCTTTTGGTTCCAAGGTTGTAGAAGATAGCGTAACAGTCAAAGATTATGCTGGTAAAGCTATTAGTGGTGGTACTTTTGCATACAATAACACCAAACCACTTTCTAGTTTAATTACTAACGAAATTGCTGGTGTGGCTAATACTAGTATCCTAACCCCAGGAAATGATGGAGATACAGTACGCAGTATTAATAAGGTTGAAACGGTTAGAACTCGCAGATTTACATCGGCAGTTAGAGCCAATAAGTATAATAGAGTAACCAATACTTTTGATAGTGGCTTTCCTGTGGTTGCTGTAGACGCTCTAGCCACAGATGAGGCTGCAACACCAACTAGAGAAGTTCCTGGCGAATTAACCTATATGAGAGGTTCTAATACTCCATATAATGATAATTACAAGGCTAAAACTAACTGATTTTAATTACTAAAAACTTTATAAGATAACAAGGCCATAAGGTGTATATCCTTTATGGCTTTTGTTATATAGTGAGAACCATATGACAGACACTATTATTCATTTCTGGGAAAATATTGCTACTACTAGTATTGGTATTATAGTTACTATGCTAGGTTTTTGGGTTGCGATTGGTCGTAATATGGCCACAAAATCAGAAGTATTAGTTATGATAGAAACTCAATCTCCGTATGTGCATGATAGACAATTTATAATGGAAAGATTAAATAGTAATAAAGAAAATCAAGCAGCGTTCGCTAATGCGCTACAAAGAAATAGCGACGTTATGAATGAATTAAAAGTTCAAATAGGCATATTAGGTAAAACACTAGAAGCACTAGAAGAAAGAATAGAAAGGGTATAATTTATGGCAAATGATATTCTAAAAGCTAAAACCTCTAACGATATAAAAAATGGTACAATAGTAGTAGGATGTAAACCAACAGGATTTTCTGATAAAGACGTTCTAGACACCTATGTTCTGAATACTCCTACTTTAGAGACTATACAAAGTAAGTTTGATAATAGATTCTATAATGGTATTTTTGTAGAATTAACTGGTAGTAATCAAATTATAGTAGGGGGTTAATATGCCAGTTTATCGCATTAATGAATTTCCAGAAGGAAGCGGCAACCTAACCAATGATGACGTTTTTCTTTTTATGGATGATCCGGCTGGTAGCGGCGTCACCAAAAAGATTAGTCTTAGCCAAATAAGTGTCGCTATTGGGGGAGCATCGGCAGTCGTTGTACAACTAGGTAGTATAAGCGGTAGTATTGCTACAGACGCTAGTCTTGGTGGTATTTTTGATTTAACGCTTGCTGGTAGTGGCCTTTTAGCTGATCCAACTAATGGTTCTGATGGTCAAAGTTTAAGATGGAGAATAAGTTATGCTAACAGTGGCATCCCACTAACTCTTGGTAATAATTTTAGAATTCCAAGCAGTGCCTCTAGTCCACTACCATTTAGTAGTTCTAGCGGAACTATGGATATATTAGGCGCTACTTATGATAGTAGTCGAAACAAATGGGACATTATCGCCTTTGTACCAGGATACTAATATATGAATCTACCAAATCCGATATCTTTTACTCCTCCAAGCTTTACAAGAAAAGATGGAACAATACGAAGTTTTAATCCTATTACATTAAACGAGCTTGATATTACATTAATAGATAATAGCAAAAGAAAAAACGTTATTGCTAAAATAATGGGCATACCAAAAGCTTTAGTTTTATGGAAAGATCAAGAGTACACAAATATAGGGGATTATACTCAAGTTCAAGCTGAAGCTAGAATTTTAGAATTATTAGGAAACAATGCTTCTAAAGTACTAACAGATTTGTTCATCAACTGATTAGGTATTTTATGCCCACTTTTTATTTTAATGGTGCCGTTGACTCTGAATGGACCACACTAGACAACTGGTGGATGACTTTTGACGGAACAAACTACTCAAATCAAGCCACAGTTTTACCTTCTAGTGGAGACAATGTGATACTAAATGAAGGTGCTGTAACAAGTAATACTGGAAGTTCCATAACTATACTTAGTTTAACAATGAATAATGGTTCTTATATCCAGCCGCAAACAGAAGAAGATAGTATAGCCATATATGTTACTAATGAAATCGTTCTTAATGGAAATAGTAATATAACCGGACTCACCACAGTAAATGGTGATATATCTCTATATAATAGTGCTAGTATTGGTTGTGTTGTTAGTGGTAATGTTATTCTAAATGGTACTTCATATATTCTAGGAATAGACTTAGCACAAATTGATGGAGATGTTGTTTTTAAGGATTATTCGCATTTTGATGGTGGGATATCTAGTTCTACAAACTTATTAGATATTATTGGTACTGCAACCTTCAATGATTATTCCTATATTGATTATACCAGTGATGCTGGTCTAAGAACATCTAATGCTATATTTAATGATAGTTCTTATGTGCTTTCTGATACAGGGGGAGTAGCAGCTATAGATAACATTACATTTAATGATCATAGTTATATAAGGTATTATGGCTATGCTAGCAGTGTGGATGGAACCATTATCTTTAATGATTATAGTTATATTGAAGAGGATGGTTCGATAACAAGTACTTCATTAGTTATTTTTAATCATAATAGTTATATGACTGATAATGCACTAATATACCAGGGAGTAGATAATGTAATATTTAATGATAGCTCAATAAATAAAGTTGGTTTAGGTACCGTAGTTGTTAATCGAACAAAGGGTGTTAATGGATCCTCTATATTAGGAATAGTATAATGGCAACTTTATATTTCAATGGTGCAGTAGATAGTGAGTGGACCGAACTTGACAACTGGTGGACTGATGCTACTTTTACAACACCGGCCACAAGTTTGCCATCTAGTAGTGATAATGTAATAGCATCAGCTAGTATAGCTAGTAATAGTGGTAGTGAGCCAACAGTAGCGAACTTGACGGTACAGAATTACTCTAGTTTAGGGATCATTATTACCGTTACTGGGATGGCGACTTTTAATGAGAATTCACGCCTTGAAGGAACTATTACAGGAGACTGTACATTTAATCATACGTCACGACATGATAGTGTCGGTAACATAATAGGAAATTGTATTTTTAATGATAATGCAATTTTCAAAGGGGACACTAGCAATAATATAGTTAGTGGTAGTATAACTTTTAATAATAATTCACAGAATATAACTAATATCGCTGCTGATAATATTATTGTTAATAGAAAAATATTAGGAATAGCAAACTCCGATATATTAGGAATGTATCCAAACCTAACAACTTTACTTCTGCACTTTGACGGGGCCAACAACGCAACCACGTTCGCGGACTCTTCGGTCAATAACTACTCCGTCACTCGGGGCGGTAGCGCCACGATTTCGACTGCCCAAAGCAAGTTTGGTGGATCAAGCCTTCTCCTGAACGGCACTGACGAGTATCTGCGAGTCGAGGGGTTCTCTAGCCTCGACTTCACGGCCGGCGATTGGACGGTTGAGGCATGGATTTACCCAACGGACGTTACCGGCGGCGAGCGAGCGGTTCTTTCCCTGTGGGATGACAGTCTTGCCGACTTTATTCTTGGCATTGACGATGGCGAGGTGTGGCTAGGCTCAAATTACTTGAGCGCTACAGACGCCCGCGGTGGATCGGTGTCTGCGAATCAGTGGTATCACATAGCGGCGACCAGAAGCGGAAACACTGGCAGGATATTTCTTGACGGGGCGATTGTCGGCACGGTTGACCTTGAAGGAGATTCGACGCAGGGGCCGGGTTCGAGCCTCCAGATTGGCAAGATCGGGGTTGGATACAGTGCTTACTGGTTTAAAGGCTACATCGACGAGATGCGGATCGTTAAAGGCGCGGCCCTCTACACCGCCAACTTCACCCCGCCCACCGCTCCGTACTAACTTGAGAGAGTAGACCATTAATGAATCAAGTATTCTTGGATTAATATAATGTCTTTTTATCTTACTCCATTCTGGTGTAAAATAGTATGGAGAATAAAATATGAAGTATAAACCTGGCTGGAAAAGCTCAGAATTTTGGTTCACAGCTGTAAGCTTTATTTTTAGTGGCTTATATCTGCTTGGATTAATAGGTGACAATAGTCAAAAAGAAGATCTTATAAGAGATGTTAGTCATGGTGTTGAAAGTATTATTTTAATTGGCGGTCAATTAATCATTCTTTGGAAATATATTAATAGTAGAAAAGAGATTAAACAAACTTGGTGGAGCATGATGGGTGATGAGCAAAAAGATATTCCTAAACCAGTAATTAATAATGGTGATACTAATGATAAACCTAGAAAAGTTAAATCTAAAACTACAAGAACTAGTAAAAAACAACCAAGAAAACCTAAATAATATTAAAGGTGTTGCTTTAGATCAAGCTTGGAAAATACTACAATTAGCAGTAGCGGAAATTGTTCAAACTATTCAAATTAATTATCCAGATTTAGCTGGTAAAGATAAAAAAACTATAGCTATGGAATTGTTATCATCGTTTTACGATAAGGTTTTTGTTATAGTTAATATTCCCTTTGTGCCAGCATTTTTACAACCTATTATAAGTAGATACATCAAGACTTTACTAATGTTATTAGTTAGTTCTACGATTGATGCTACCGTAACCATATTTAAAAATACAGGAGTATTTAAACTATCATGAATTATGCTACTGAAAGTTTTAGTGATTTTTCAAGCAGATTGGGTCCAACAGATTTAGCCCTATACGCTGGTGCTGCTTTGGTACTATTTGTTTTATTTAAGGACAAAATGAGTCCAGTGCAAAAAATAATTACTGATCTAATGAATAAGAGCAAAACCCTTTTAGGCAACAAATCAAATTTAACTGTTGTTCCAGAAGTAAAACTACCAGTGGTTACCAACAACCACCCCGCGTCTGCTAAAGAAGATACCTTTTTTAAATTGATAGTGAGCTGGAAACAAACACGAGATTTAGCGTCTCAATTAAATTGTAGTGAAGCAGTTAAGGTTGCTGATCAGATGTTCCCCTATTTAAGTCCTAATTCTTGTGAGGAAAAAACACAGCTATGAAACTCAAATATATTTTATTAGTTTGTGGAGCCTTATTGGTACTAGTTGGTTTAATTAAACCAGATTTATCTAAATTAATACCATCTAATAATAATCCTACAAATAGTGTGGTGATAGACGCTCCTATGGATTCTAACATTAGAGCACAAGCCGATGAATTAGTAGCTTTATTAAAATCTTTTGGATCTTCAGCAAAAGATGATAGTCTTAGATTACGGGATCTTTATCTAGATTTATCAACCTTAGTTTCATTAGATGGTGAAAATCAGATAGTAAAAAATACTGAAGAAATTCGTCAGGCTAATAGTTTAGCTGGTGTGATGCTAAGATTAGATATTAAAGACAAGTATGCTAATCTAGCTAAAGAAGCTAAAGACGTTATGGTATCTGCTATTGGAGATGATCAAGTTTTATTATCAGCAGAGTTAAGAACTAAAGCTGTTGATGGCTTTAAAGCATTAGCCTGGGCCTGTAATGAAGGAAGTAAATAAATGCCACGTTATTCTCCAGAAGATTTATTAAAATTATATAAGAATGGTTTTGGTGGATGTTTGTGGGAACCCCATATCTTTGAACATTTAATGGAAGTATCTAAATATGCTTACTTCAGTGATGGTGGCAGAAGAATAGCCGGTAGCGGTAAAGGCAAACTAAGTACTCCTTATAAGAGCGTTTATAAGTTTGATAAGAATCCATATAATGAGAGACAAACAACCGGGGATTGCGTAAGCCATTCTACAAGAAACGCTATAGACGTTACACGAGCAGTAGAAATTGATGTTCATAATGATAGAGAGAGTTGGATAGCACGAGGCGCTACTGAAGCTGTCTATGGAGCTAGAGGTCATGCTGGTGAAGGCATGAGTTGTGCCAGAGCGGCAGAATTTGTAAGTAAACACGGTGGAGTATTGGTTAGAAAAGAATATAAAGGGGTTGTAGATTTAACCAAATATAATGGTAGTCTAGGAGCAGGATGGGGCGGACGAGGATTACCAGATAAAGTCATTGATTTAGCTAATGATCATCAAATTAAAACAGTAAGTTTGGTCCGTACAATAGAAGAAGCAAGAGATGCTCTTGCTAATGGTTATGGTATTAGTGTTTGTAGTATGTATGGATTTAGTAGCACACGAGATAAAAAGGGATTTGCAAAGCCACAAGGACAATGGGCTCATGCTATGGCATGGATAGCCTGTGACGACACAGGTAAAGAACCAGCATTTTTAGTACAAAATAGTTGGGGCAAGTGGAATAGTGGTGGTCATCCAGAATGGGGTCCTATTCCAGACGGATCATTTTTAATTACTGCTGATGTTGCCTCTGGTATGTTAAGTGGCAATGCTGCTTATGTTTTTAGCAATTTTGACGGTTTTCCTGTACAAAAACTTCCTTCCTACGGTTTTGAGGATTATTTATGAAACTCTTAGATAGAATAGCTCTTGAAAGAGCGTTATCAATGGTTTTGTCTTTTGTGCTAACATTAATTAAAATATTTGTACCATCTAAAACTGGCACGGTAGACCCTATTATTAAACCAGATCGAAAGTGGAAACCACGATGGAGAAAAGAGAAAAAAGATGAATAAGTTTTTAGTTTTACCACTAATTTGTTCTGTAGGCTTTTTTGCCGCTCAAGATTATAATGGATCCACTTTAGCTCCAGTAATCTTAGCTGGATCTGTTATTAAAGTGTCTCATCAAGAAACAAACAAAAAATATCCACGAAAAAACTGCCCAGTATGCAAGGGTAAAGGATGGTACATTAGCGGTGATGGTATTAAGAAAGTAGATTGTGGCTATTGTGAACCTGAATCAGCAACATCTATAATACTAAAACAATGAATAACGAAAAATTAAAAAATTTAGCCCAAAAAATATTGTCTATGGTACCTAATCCACCAGAAACTTTTGGTAGCGTTATGGCTATTCTAATGATTATTAGTATTATACTAACCCTAGTAAGAGTAGTTCAAGAATGTCGTCAAAGTAAACTTAAACTATTTCGCAGTAAAGATGAAAAATGTTCTTTTATGATGACAGAATTAAAAACATTTAGTCTACAAAGAAGTTGGTTTACTAGACGTACTATTAAAAAACTACTAAAAAAAGAACTCACACCAGCAGAATACAAAGAATATGGTATTCCACTAATGGATGCTATCTTAGAGTGTGGGTCTAACCTTTCTACAGAAGAAACTTTAATTTTAATGGAGGCAGCACATGTTTAATATTTTAGTGTGGTGTGTTTATGGTCTATTTGTTGGATCAATCGCTAAAACTATTGTTCCTGGTGAAGAAAACTTCGGTTTCATTAAAACTGTGGCTCTAGGTGTTGCTGGTTCATATATGGGCGGCGCAATTATGTATATGCTCGGTCAATATAGCGCAGTATCACCGGCAGGGGTTGTAGTAGGCGTAGTAGGGGCTATTTTAGCACTAGTTCTATACAATAAGCTTGCAAAATAAATACCTTGCTACCAACAAAACATAGTCTATCATAGTTCTATGAACAATAGACCAAACTGGATAGATTATTTTTTAGGACTTGCTGTTGTTGTTTCTCAACGCAGCCACGATATTCAAACTCAACACGGTTGTGTTATTGCTGATAACCATAATCGTATTCTGGGTGTAGGATATAATGGATTTGCTCGCGGACTAAATGACTCTATTCTGCCTAATACTAGACCAGAAAAGTATAACTGGATGATTCATGCAGAAAGAAACGCTTTATCTAATTGTGTAGTAAGGCCAGATAACGCCACAGCATATGTAACGGGTCAATGCTGTAATGATTGTTTAATGGCTCTGTGGCAAGAAGGAGTCTCTACTGTTATCATGATGAAAAGCCATGGAACTCATCTTTTTGATGACGATGCTAAAAAAAGATTTGATCTTTTTGTACAAATGAGCGGTATCAATATTATCAATATCGATCCAGATCTTTCTTGGCTGAAACATTTAAGCGGTGTATTATAGATTATGTCTAAAATTAATAATATAATATTTTATCTTAGTATATATGCTTATGTTTACTATAAGGCAATACATAATATTGAAATGATCGAATTATCTTTTCAATCTATTGTTATTTTCGGATTTTTTACACTTATTACTGCTGATAGGAGATAGTATGTCTGCGCTTCAAGAACTTCAAAATTATACATTTGTTAGTAAGTACGCTAGGTGGTTAGAAGACAAGAATCGCAGAGAAACTTGGAAAGAGGCTGTAGAAAGAGTAAAAAACATGATGCATACTATGTATGCAGATAAAAATATTGGTGAGCAGATTAATTGGGCTTACGATATGATGTATAAGAAAAAGGTTCTTGGTAGTCAAAGAGCACTTCAGTTTGGGGGAGAACCCATTCTAAAACGTCACGCTAAAATATATAACTGCACAAGCTCATACTGTGATAGATTAAGATTTTTTCAAGAGTGTTTTTGGTTACTATTATGTGGTAGCGGTACAGGATTTAGCGTACAAAAACATCATGTGGCTAAATTACCAAAACTAGAACATAATCCACCAGAAGGTGAAGGTCTTAAGTATACTATAGAAGATAGTATAGAAGGATGGGCTGATGCTTTAGGAGTACTACTTAGCAGCTACTTTAGTGATCCTATTCCAGAATTTGAGATGTATAAAAATACTTATGTTGTATTTGACTACTCTAATATTAGACCAAAAGGTTCTATATTAAGTTCTGGTGTTGGTAAAGCTCCAGGATTTGAACCGTTGGCTAATGGTCTAGAAAAAATTCGCACCTTGTTAGATAGATGTTTAGCTAATGAACAAAAGAAACTAAGACCTATTGATGCTTATGATATTATTATGCACAGTAGTGATGCTGTATTAAGTGGTGGGGTCAGACGCTCTGCTAGTTTAGCACTCTTTAGTCACGACGACGAAGAAATGGCTAAAGCAAAAACTGGTAACTGGTTTATTGATAATCCACAAAGAGCAAGAAGCAATAATTCTGCTCTTTTACTCAAAGAATCTACAACATTAGAAGAATTTGAAACATTAATGCAGAGCGTTAAAGAGTTTGGTGAACCAGGATTTATTTGGAGTGATTCTACAGAGATGACTTTTAATCCATGCGTAGAAGTAGGTATGTGGCCTGTTGATGCCGAAACAAATGAAAGTGGCTGGCAAGGATGTAATCTATCTACAATCAATTGTTCATCCATAGAAGATGAAGATGATTTTTATGATCGATGCAAAGCAGCAGCAATTATTGGCACTCTACAAGCAGGCTTTACAAAACTGGACTATCTAGGAGAAATTAGTTGCAGAATATTCAAAAGAGAAGCTTTATTAGGAGTATCATTAACTGGTATTATGGAAAAGCATGAACTTGTGCTTACAGAAAAGGTACTAAAGAATGGCGCTAAAATAGCGGTAGATACCAATAAAGCTATTGCAGAATTGTTAGATATTAACCAAGCAGCCAGAGTCACTTGCTTAAAACCGGAAGGCACTTCTAGTTCTATGCTAGGAACTTCGTCTGGTATCCATCCACATCACGCTAAAAGATATATACGCCATGTACAGGCCAATGTTTTAGAAGCACCATTCCAGCACTTTAAGAACTATAACCCACAAGCCTGTGAAAAATCTTCATGGTCTGCCAATGATACTGATGAAGTTATTAAATTTCCAATTGAAGTTCCAGACGGAGCTAAATTAAAAAATCAATTACCAGCAGTAGAGATGTTGAGTATAGTAAAAGAAACACAAAAAAATTGGGTTTATTCTGGTAAAAACAAAAAACTATGTACCCAGGATTATCTTAGTCATAATGTTAGCAACACAGTTACCGTTAAACCAGATGAATGGGATGATGTTACTAAATATATCTATAATCATAGAAAATATTTTGCTGGTATTAGCCTTATTCCACAAAGCGGAGATAAAGACTATCCCCAAGCTCCCTTTACCACAGTATATACTAGCAGAGAAATTGTTAAAGAATATGGAGATGCTGCTTTATGGTGCTCTGGTTTAATAGAATTAGGTCTTAATGCTTTTTCTAATAATTTATGGTCAGCTTGTGATTATGTTAATATGAATCAAGCCAAAGAAAGCGACTCTAAAGAAAAATTATTATTTATCACCAAAATGAAAAACTTTGCAGGAAAATACTTTGATGGAGACATCAAGAGGTTAACTTACTGTATGAAAGATGTTTATAATTGGAAAATCTATTGTGATTTATTTAATAGTTTTAAGAAGGTTGATTATACGCAACTGTCTGAGACAGAGGATAATACGACCGGTATAGAGGAAATTAGTTGCGCTGGCGGTGCATGTCTAATTTAACACTCTATAATAAAAGGGCAACAATTGAGAAAAAAAACTAAAAACACAAAAAATAAGAAAACTATCGACTTAACAAAAGATGCTAATATTAATGGTGCTGATAAAACCTATAGAAATGAATTAAAACCAAGAACACCCAATCAACACGACTATATTAGAAACATAGCTGAAAACCATATTACTTTTTGCCAAGGTGTAGCAGGATCCGGGAAGACGCACATTGCTATAGGTATGGCTTTATCTTATCTATTAGATAATAAAGTAAAAAAAATTATCATAACTAGACCAGTAGTAGAAAGTGGTGAAAAGATAGGTTATTTGCCAGGAACCGCAGAAGAAAAACTTCACCCATATCTTCTACCTATACTGGATGAAATCAATTATTTTATCAGTCCAGCACAATATAATTCCTTAAAGACTAATAATAAAATAGAAATTGTTCCTCTTGGACTAATGAGAGGTCGTAATTTTCATGATAGTTTTATTGTAGCAGATGAGTGTCAAAATGCTTCATATGATCAACTGAAGATGTTATTGACAAGATTAGGTCTCAAAAGTAAAATGGTATTAACTGGGGATGTTAGTCAATCAGATTTGAATAGACATTTACAGGGTGGATTTTTCACTATGATCAATATATTAACCGACATTGTTGGTGTTGGTATTTCATATTTAAATTCATCTGATATTTTACGTAATCCTATTATAGCAGATCTTTTGAAACAAATAGATAAATACGAAAATAACGATGGAACAAAAGCAACATAGCAAATGCTTAGTGCTTAATGCAGATTATTCTCCACTGACTATTATCAGTTGGCAAAGAGCATTAGTATGGTCTATGAAATATGAGACTAATCATAATCTTAGTATACAAATCATAGACTTTTATAAAGATGACTATATTTTGGGGGCTAACTATAAAAAATACCCCATCCCTGCGGTAGTAAAAACTCATCATTATTTGAGAATTGCTACTCAGTATGTTAAGTTTTCTAGGAAGAATATTTATATTAGAGATGAATATACTTGTCAATATTGTGGCAATAATCCTAACCTTAGCGAATTAACATATGATCATGTGATCCCAAAATCATCCTGGTCTTGTATTGTGGGTTCTCCAACGTGTTGGACCAATATAGTAACAGCTTGTATAGATTGCAATAGAAAAAAGGGAAATAGAACTCCAAAACAGGCTAATATGCCGCTCAAAAATATTCCTATAATGCCACAGAAAAATACCAAATACTTGCCTATAGCCCACCACCTATCTAAGATAAAAGAGAACATACCACCAGAGTGGTCATTATACATATCAGATATTTATTTTAATTAGTTATGCCTACATATTCTTATACTTGTAGTAAATGTTCTCAAGATTTTGAGTTATTCTTTTCTATTAGAAATTATATAGAATCTCCACAGTGTGTTCATTGTAATAACAAAAAAACACATCGTAATTATATGAAGGATGTATCAACACAAAACTGTTCTGTGAAAAAAACCGATAGTGAACTAAAAACTATAGGGGATTTAGCAAATAGGAACCGTGACAGAATGAGTCAAGATGAAAAAGATTCTCTATATAAAAAACATAACGATTATAAAGAAAATAAGATTGAAGATAAGCCTCTACCAAGCGGCATGACAAGAATAAAGAAAGGCAATAAAACCGTATGGCCGACATAAATGACTTTATACAAAATCACACAAAACAATCACCAAGAGTTGTTGAATGCTATACTATCTTAGGTCAACAAGACTACCTAGATAGTCTGAAGAAACCCAGAATAGACAATGAAGAAGACGCGTTAGCAAAAGCTGTTAGTGTAGACAATAAACCTACCAGGTTTTATATTAAGGTTGGTACTTATGGCAAGGTTTATAATCCCATCGGTCTATATAGCGAAGGCCAAAGCAAAAAGTTTTTGGCTAAGATAGGCAGAAAACAATTTGAATTCAAAGAGGTAAATCAAAAAATCTTTGATTTATATGTAAACTTTTTATCAACTAAAAATACAGCATGGTTAAACAATGCCGAAAGGGAGATGTCCTAATGAATAAAACTAAAGAATATGCTATCAAATACTTATTGTCTCAAAAGAAATCACCAGAGGAAATAGCTAAAGAATTAAAAGTCTCTATCTCAATAGTAAAGTCATATCAGACAGAAGAAAAAACTAAACCAGCAAAAACTGATAAGACTAAAGAGTTGATGATCAGACAAACATCATCTAAGAAAAGTAATAGTGTGAGTATAATGACAGAAGCAGCATCACAAGTTAGTGATGAGTTTATTAAAAACATAGGACCTTCAACTAAAAATACTAATACTTATATTTTTCGACCTAACAAATAATGCAAAAATACTTATCGAAGTATTCTAATGGTAAGAGCGTTTCGCCAGCTCAATATATCACAGAACTAATATGTGAAAAAATGGCAAAAAAGGAAAATAAGGACTTACACTATAAGTTTTGGTCAAGTCCTCAGTGGCAAAAATACTATAGAAATCAAATAGGTTCGGCCAATAAGCTGCTCAAAAAATATGGCGACCAAGCTATTGTTAGGGCATTGTCTAATCCTAAATCAGCAAAAATATATTCTCTGCGAGCACCACACCTTATATCTATCATAGAAGAAGAACAAAACAGGCTAGCATCAGAAAATACAACACTATCTCTAAAAGTAGATAGAAAACAAAATATAGTATTTGGTGAAGCTAATAAAAAATCTACAAGTATTATTTCTAAATTAAAGGACCTAGAATGAGTTTAAAGGAAGATGTAGTTAAGAACTTTGGGGACGATATTATAGTCACCGGCAACGCTATAATAGATAGAAAAAGTGTCGTTATACCAGTCAGTCCATCATTAGATATTCTTTTAAACGGTGGAATACCAGAAGGAAGTTTTGTTGTGTTGACCGGTCAACCCAAATGTGGCAAGACTACGAGTAGTCTAGATTTCGCCGCTACTGCACAACAAGAAAAATATAAGGGCAACCTGAAAAGTCCAAGAGAAGTGTATTATCTAAATATCGAAGGTAGATTGAAAAAACGAGATCTAGAAGGTATACCAGGATTATTATTGGATAGATTTCATGTTATAGGAAGTCAACAGGGTAAAATATTACATGCCGAAGAATATTTACAAATAGCTGAAAAAATTATTAATGAAGTTCCAGGCTCTGTATTGATTATCGACTCATATTCTGCACTATGTACAGAAGCAGAGATTACAAGCGAAATGGACAAGATGCAAAGAGCAGACGGAGCAAAACTATTAGCTAAATTTTGTAGAAAGGTAGCCAACGTTATTCCCGTTAATAAAAATATAGTTATTGGTATTACTCACTTAATGGGTAATCCAACAGGATATGGTGCAGAATTTAAAGAGAAGAGTGGTCAGGCTATAGCTTATCAAACAGATATCAAACTAAGAGCAAAAACTTTTAAGCCATGGACTTTAGGTGCCGATAATACTCAAATTGGTCAAGAAATAGAATGGCAAGTTATTTGTTCTGCTCTGGGGCCACCTGGAGGTAATATTACTAGTTATATTAGATATGGACAAGGAATTGATAAATATACAGAAGCTATTAGTTTAGGTTCTGATATGGGTTTGATTCATAAGGGAGGTGCTTGGTATACTTTAAACTGTGTTGATGATAAACCAAAATTTCAAGGTACAGAAAAAGTAAGACAATATTTAGTCGAACATCCAGAAGTATATGAACAATTAGTAGTAAGTATTAAAGACATGATGGGCATTATAAAATGCTGATTAAGGATCTAGATGGAAACTCTCGTAACTGGCAACTAACTGGTAATATGGCTAAAGGAAAGGTAGATAATAGATCGTCTTTACACCTAACTGCCAGATCTTTGATTACGCAAAATTTTCCAACAATGCAAATATTAGAAGAAGTACCTATTCCACTACGAAAAAGTGAAACATTATATTTAGATTTTTATCTACCATTAAAAAAGACTTGCTTTGAAGTTCACGGGGAACAACATTTTAAGTTTGTAGCATTTTATCATACTAATATGCTAGCGTTTAAAAAATCTCAAAAAAGAGACAATGATAAACAAGAATGGTGCGAGATCAATGGTCTTAAATATATTTCTTTGGCGTATAACGAAGATTCCGAAGTGTGGAATGAAAGGATAAAAGATGCTTAAAACATCCAAAGAAGAAGTCAAATATTGGGATGATATTCTAGATGAATATGAACAAGCTATAGGATTCAATTCTTATAAAGAAGACTCTTTACCCTCTATTGAACTAAATGAATATCTTACTATGAATAGGGATGCTATTGAAAAATTAGGACCAGAAGATTGTGCTCAAATAGCATATAGATTAGGACAATTCAGTTTTCATACTCAAAGAACTATTAATAGAGAAATAGCTAGATATAACTGGGCAGAGGAGACATTAAAGGATTTAATAGCCGACGAGATAAATACATATAAGGGGTATGGATATATAGAGAAATCCACACAGGCTATAAAACATAATGATAAAGCTCAATCATTAAACAATATTAAAAAATACGCTAAACAAAGAAGTGATAGATTATCTTATTTAGCTAATAGTCTTAAGAATTTATCTGATATTATACTATCTGTACAAAAAAGCAAGGTGAAACATGGCTCTTGATAAAGATGATATTAAAGCTTTGATAGCTATTTTACAAAAGGGTTTAACTGATGAGGATGATCAGGGCAATGTAGAGATTGTAAAACCTAAGACACGAAAAACCCAGCCCAAAACCGCAACAAAAAAGAAAAAAACTACCAATAAATTTGAGCATATGGCTGAATTTGGTATGTGCAAAGAGGATGTTGAGTTTGACAAAAAGATCAGAAAACCACCACCATCGGTGAGGAATAGAACTTTTGACTTTGTAAAAGCCAAGTGTAGAGTTTGTGGAAAAACAGAAAAAGTTGCACCGTCCCTCATAGAGTCTATAGATAGATACAAGTGCAACAAGTGTTCCACAGGAGCAGGCTAATGATTTTGTGTGATCCTGCCGCAGAAAGAGCGGTATTGGCTGGTATTTTTCAATATGGTGAAAATGCCTATTTAGATATTGCTGATATAGTTCAAGAAACTTCTTTTACTATCGATAGTAATAACATTATTTTTAAGTGTTTAAAGACTCTTTGTGATAGTAATCAAAGCCCTATAGATATAGCATCTATATATTCTGTAGCTCAAGAGCTTGGATTTTCTCATATACTATCTAAAAAAGAAGAAACGCAACATTTAAAGGCTATTATAGATTTTCCTGTTAGCCTAGATAATGTTAGAAAGTTTGCGGCTAAAATTCGTAAACTAGAAATTGCTAGACTTTTAAGAAAACAACTAGAAGAAACCCAAGATAAAATTTTAGAAGTTACTGGTAATGAACCCATATCTTCAATTATTGGAATAGCAGAAGATAGCATTTTTAATTTTACCTCTTTATTAAATGATACCGATAGTGGTCCAGAAAAAATGGGCTCGTCTATTGAAGAGTATATTGAATCATTAGAGACTAATAAAGTTGATCAGGTTGGTATTCCTACAGGATTTCCTACGTATGACCTAGCAATTGGTGGAGGATTAAGAAAGGGTACTATTAATGTTATAGGAGCCAGGCCCAAAACGGGTAAAACTCTTTTAAGCGATAATATGGGTATTAATGTTGCTAAACTAGGTGTTCCAGTATTAAATATGGATACTGAAATGAATAAAGAGGATCATATTCATAGAATTTTAGCAATGCTTACCGAGATTGAGATTAATAATATTGAAACTGGTAAATTCTCAGATTCACCAGACAAAAAGAATAAAATCACAAAAGCAGCTCAAGAACTTAAGGCTATGAAATTGTATCATAAGAGCATAGCTGGAAAACCATTTGAAGATCAATTAGCTATTATGAGAAGATGGCTTGTTAAAGAGGTAGGATTAAATGATGACGGTACAGCAAAAGATTGTGTGATTTTTTATGACTATCTTAAACTTATGGATAGTAGTGGTATTAGTCAAGATCTAAAAGAATATCAATTATTAGGATTTATGATGACTAGCCTTCATAATTTTGCTGTTAGATATAAAGTTCCTATAGTTGCCTTTATTCAGTTAAACAGGGATGGTATTACAAAAGAAAGTACCGATTCTGCTAGTGGATCAGATAGAATTATTTGGCTTTGTAGTAATTTTAGTATTTTTAAAAGAAAAAGTGATGAAGAAATTGCAGAAGATGGTCCAGATAATGGGAATAGAAAACTTGTACCATTAATTAGTCGTCATGGTGGAGGATTAGACGATAATGACTATATTAACTGTTATATGAAGGGCTGGTGTGCAAAGATTACGGAAGGTAAAACCAAATTAGAAGTAGCTCATAATATCAAAAATAATAGTGAAGGTTTTGTAGTAGATGATAATGACAACGACAATGACCAAATCCCTTTTGAATGATCAGGCTAAACTAAAAATAGTCTGTGATGAGTTGTGTGATAATATCACATCGTTATTGAACTCTTTTAATTTAGACTATAAAATCAACCAAAAAATGATCACCATGAGTTGTCCAATTCATGGTGGAGATAACTCGTCTGCTATCAATATCTATCCAGAAGGAGATCACTATAGAGGTAATTGGAAATGCAGAACCCATAATTGTGAAAAAACTTTTAAGGGATCTATTCTAGGTTTTATTAGGGGGATTATTTCAGCCCAGAATTATGGATGGACACAACCAGGTGATGATATGTGTTCCTTTCAAGAAGCATTAGCCTTTGCTACAAACTTCTTGAATAAAGACTTTAGTAAGATAAAAGTGTCTAAGGTTGATAGAGAAAAACAGCAGTTTACATCTGTTATTAGCTATATCAATAAAAATGTTGCCATCACCAAATCTAATATTACTAGAGAACAAATAATCAAAACCCTGCAAATTCCCGCATCATATTATCTTAATAGAAATTATAGCGATGAAATACTATCTAAATATGATGTAGGTTTATGTAGCAGAGAAGGTAGGGAAATGTCTGATAGGGTGGTTGTACCCATATATGATAATGATTATAAATATATGGTAGGATGTACTGGTCGTAGTATATATGAAAAATGTGATAGTTGTAAATGTTACCATAATCCTCTAAATAGGTGTCCAGAAGATTCTTTTAAGTGGAAATATCCTAAGTGGAAACATAATGCGGATTTTAAAAGTCAAAACCATTTGTATAACCTATGGTTTGCTAAAAAGTTTATCTTAGATAGTGGCACTGCTATTATAGTAGAAAGCCCTGGTAATGTATGGAGACTAGAAGAAAACAATATACATAATAGTGTAGGTATTTTTGGGTCATCACTGAGCGATAGACAAAAAATTCTATTAGATAGTTCAGGAGCTATGAATTTGGTAATACTAACAGATAATGATGATGCTGGACACAAAGCTGCTGATCAGATTAAGAGTAAATGCCAGAATACTTATCGTATTTTTATACCTAAAATTAGTTGTTCTGATGTGGGCGAAATGAATAGTGAACAAATTAATACTGAAATTAAGAGTTTTATAGAAAGTATAGCATGACCAAAATATTAGCATTCTCTGGACGTAAACAGTCTGGCAAAAGTACATCAGGAGAATATTTACAGAGTTTAATATATTCTATAAACCCTAACATAGATGTTAGAACATATAGTTTTGCTGATCCATTAAAAAAGAATATTTGTATAGACTTGCTAGGATTAACAAATGCTCAATGTTATGGTAGTGATGAGGATAAGAATTCGTTTACTTCATTATTGTGGGAAAATATGCCGGGGTATAATGGTCCATTAATAGGATTAATGACAGCAAGAGAAGTTATGGAATATATTGGAACAAAAATGTTCAGAAGAATGAAAGATAAAATTTGGGTAGAAGCAACTCTTAATACTATACAAAAAGATAATCCGGACTTCGCCCTATTACTAGATAATAGATTTCCCAATGAGGTAGATCCTATACTAGAAGCTGGTGGATATGTTATTAGATTAACAAGAAATCCATTCAACTCCTCTGCTGAACCAGAAACCGCATTAGATCCAGACAAATATAATTGGGGCAACTTTAGTTGTGTTATACAAAATGATAACATTTCTATAGAAGAAAAAAATAGTCTTATTTACCGATTCATACTTAAGAGAGGAATACTGCCATTATAATTACTTATCTTAGAAGTTCATCATATAATACTCATAGTATGTGCGGACAGCAATATTTTCTTGAATATGTATTAGGAATGAAATCTCCTTCGGGAATTAAAGCCGATAAAGGCACTATTATACATAAAGTCTTAGAGGTTTTAGCTTACATCAAGTTGACCGAACAAAATAATGAAACTATTTATACTGATGATATTTTAGGCCCAATTAATATTAATCAGTACAATTTAAACTCTATTATTGAAAAGGTTTACAAGTATTACTCGACTCAGTTTAAAAACCATGAGTGGAGTGTCAAAGACTATAAAGATTGCCACCTGTGGGTCAACAAGGCTCTGGAATCGCACAACGGATCATTCGACCCTCGCAATAGAAACATACTACAACCAGAACAAAGATTTGATATTGTTATAAAAAAACCATGGGCTAAATATTCTTATCAAACTAAAGACGGATTATTAGAAGGATATTTGGCCATTAAAGGCACTATTGACCTCATAACCAAGGTTAATGATAATACTATTGAGATAATAGACTGGAAAAGTGGTAAAAGATTAGATTGGGCCACTGGCGAAGAAAAAACATTAGCTAAACTACAAAATGATCCACAATTAAGAATTTATCATTATGCTGTTAGTTCTTTATATCCTCAAATGGATCATATTATTTTCACTATAAATTTTATTAATGATGGTGGAGCTTTTAGTGTTTGTTATGATAAAAATGATTTGCCGCAAACAGAATTAATGATTAAAAAGAAGTTTGAAACCATTAAAAATACTAAGGTGCCAGAGTTAAACAAAACCTGGAAATGTACGAAACTATGCCATTTTGGAAAAACAACTTTTGAAAATAGCCATGTACTTCCTATTGTGGAATATAGAGATAATCAGATAACTAAAGTTGATAATACTATGACCAAGTGTCAACAGGTTAAGCATGATGTTGATCTGCTTGGCATAGAGAACGTGGTTGACAAATATACCATTCCGGGCTATAGTGTAGGATCTTACAAAGCACCAGGAAGCACAGAATGAACTATATTCCTCTTCATACTCATAGTACTTTTTCGTTATTAGACGGACTTTCTAAAACAGACCAGATTGCTGAAAGATGCAAAGAAATTGGCGCTACTGCATGTGCTTTAACAGATCATGGCAATATAGCTGGCGCTGTCAAGTTTTATTCATCTATGAAAAAGGCTGGTATTAAACCCATACTGGGTTGTGAATTATATATTTGTAATCATGATCCGTCTATTAAAGAAAAAGACAACAAAGAATTAAGCCATTTTATAGTGCTGGCTAAAAATTATAGAGGATGGAAAAATCTTATCAAAATAATTTCTGAATCTAATCGTCCGGATTTTTATTATCACAAGCCAAGACTAGATTTAAAAACTCTATCTAAATTTAATAAGTCTGATATGGTCGCTATTACAGGTCATTTGGGTTCAACATTAGCAGATACCCTATTAGATAATAATCTACAGCTAAAAGACAATTGGAAAACTTTAGGAACAGAACATATAAATATCTTAAAAAATATCTTTGAGTCTGATAATGTATTTTTAGAAGTCCAATTAATGGATGTGGAAAATTTACCAGTTCAAAAAATACTTACAGAATCTATAAGACACTTGGGGCAAATCACAAACACTAAAGTAGTATGCACACCAGATGCTCATTATTGCAGAAAAGAGGATGCTGTTGATCAAAGAATATTGTTGTGCAATAATTTAAAGACTACATTTCCAGAAATTAGTCGTAAAATTAGTAATAATGAATCTGTGCCTATGGGGTGTTTCTTTAATTCTGATAATTATCATATACTTTCTCAAGAAGAAATGTCCAGCTTGCATTTACCACAAGAAATAGAAAACACTAATTATGTGGCAAGTTTAATTGAAAATTATGATATACTTAGCAAACCTAAACTCCCAACATTTCAATGTCCAGAAGGATATGATGATGCTGAGTATTTAAGAGAGTTATGTCGTAAAGGATGGAAAGAAAAAATAGCTAATATTATTCCAAAAGAAGACCAGCAGATTTATGTAGATAGGGTCAAATATGAATTAGAGGTTTTACAAGGTGCTGATCTTAGTAGTTATTTTCTAATAGTTCAAGATATAGTAAATTACGTAAGATCTAATAATTGGTTGCCGGGTCCGGGTAGGGGGAGTGCCGCTGGTTGTTTGGTATCTTATTTAATAGGTATTACTAGTATTGATCCTATAAAATATAATCTACTTTTTGAGAGATTTTTTAATGCTGCTAGATCAGATTCTATGCCAGATATTGATGTTGACGTACCAATTAATAAAAGAGAAAACATAATTCAGTACATTAAAAATAAATATGGTATAGATAAAGTTTCTCAAATGGTAACATTTAATACTATTAAAGGTAGGGGCGCCCTCAAAGATGTTATTAGGGTGTATGGTAATATAACGTTTGATGAAATGAATAATATAACCAAAAATATTCCTGATGAATCTAAAATTGCTGATGAGCTTCAAGAGATGAAAGAAGAAACAGGAGAAGCTTCAATTATACGATGGTCATTAGAAAATAATCAAGATAAACTGAGAGAATGGTGTTTCATAGATGAAAATAACGAATTACAGGGTCCATTGTCAAAAAGGTTCGAACAGGCTATAAGATTAGAAGGTACAAAGTCCAATCAGTCTAAACACGCTGCTGGCATAGCCATTAGTGCAGAACCCTTGAATGAAATTTGTCCTATGGTTTATGATAGCAAAAACGATCAACTAATAGCTGGTATGGAAATGCAAGACTTAGAAGCTTTGGGAGTTATTAAATTGGATATACTAGGAGTTGCTTTACTCGATAAAATGATGACAGTTCAAGATTTATTATTCAATGGAGTTAAATTATGAAAAAACAATTTAAAGATATATCTGTAGATGAAAAGTTTAAGCTTAATGATGTAGAATACACAAAAATTAATGCTGTAAAAATTAGTTGCTGCAAATCTATCAATGCTCAACAAGTAGCAGATCCTAATAATAGAACATTTGTACAACCCCTCACAGAAGTAGATGTTGATGATCAACTATAATAAAATTTGTGTTTTTGATTTTGAAACCGACGGATCAGACCCTGGTGAATGTAGTCCTGTACAAATTGCTGCGGTAATGATTGATCCTATACAATTAGAAATTATAAATGGTTCTGAATTCAATATTAATTTTAAACCAGAATGTATTGAAAAAGATCCTAACTATGAATATAAAACAGATATCTTAGACTTTCATGCTAAAGTGAAACAATGCTCAAAAGAAAAAGTCTTGGCCTTATGGAAAGAATACCCAAAACAAGATCATTCTTGGAATTTGTTTGTCAACTATTTGGATAAATATCATACACGATCATCTAAAAAAAGTCAATTTAGTGCGCCCATTGCGGCAGGCTATAATATCTATAGATTTGACCTACCAATTATTGATAGACTAAGCCGAAAATATGGTAACACCAATAAAGAAAACAAAACAGAACTATTTTATCCAAGAGATGTGGTAGATTGTATGAATTTAATGTTTTATTGGTTTGAAAGTAATCAAGATCTTAAAAGCTATACGCTAGATAGTGTGAGAGATTATTTTGGCATATCTAAAACCGGTGCTCATGATGCTCTAAAAGATGTTAAGGATACAGCCGAGTTGATAGTTCGTTTTATGAAATTGCATAGAAATCTTGGTCAAAAAATTAAATTCAAAGATTCTTTTACAGCATGAAAACATATCAGTATTCTTGTGGTTGTGGTTTTCCTATTATTGAGGATGGTGGCATTACCCAGGTAGACTTTGATCTCAAAATAGAAAATATTAATTTCGATTGTTCTAGAACTTGGGAATTAATATCCGAAGGAAATACTAAGGGGGTTTTCCAGTTAGAGTCTAGACTAGGAAGATCAATTGCTAAAAAACTAAAACCAGAAAATATAGAACAATTATCTGCTTTGATCGCGGTATTAAGACCGGGTTCATTAGAGGCGATAAGAGATGGTAAAAGTGTTACTAATCATTATATAGATAGAAAAAATGGTTTAGAGTCTGTAGATTACTTTCATAAAGCCTTAGAACCTATCTTAAACAAAACATATGGAGAAATGGTTTATCAAGAACAGGCTATGGAAATTGCTAGGGTTATTGCTGACTTTAATCTTCAAGAGGCTGATTTATTACGCAAAGCTATTGGCAAGAAAAAACCGGAAGAGATGGCTAAAGTCAAAACTAAATTTATAGAGGGTGCTAATAGACTAAACATAGTAACAAATGATGAAGCAGAACAAATTTTCGGTTGGATTGAGAAAAGTCAGAGATATAGCTTTAATAAGTCTCATTCTGTTAGCTATGCTATTAATGCGTATTTATCTGCATATGCCAAAGCTCATTTCCCTAAGATGTTTTTTGCTTCATACTTAAGATTTGCTAAAGATAAAATAGACCCTCAAGAAGAAATAAAGTCTTTAGTTCAGAATGCCATGGAAATGGACATTACTGTACATACGCCGGATCTCAGAAATTTAAATAGTTTATTTGTTATAAAAAATAATAAAATATATTTTGGTTTAACAGATATAAAGGGTGTGGGTGGATCTGTTTTTGATAAACTACTTACTATATGTGGCAATATAGAATGGAATAGTATGAATTGGCTTAAGATATTATTTAATATACTAGTAAATATTAATTCTACAGCAGCTAAAGCCCTTATACAAAGTGGCGCTATAAGCTTTATAAAAAAAACTAGAAATAGTATGCTTTTTGAATATAGTCTTGGTAGTAGTTTGACCAAAAAAGAAATTCAGCATATTATTGATCATATAGAAAATTTTACCAGTTTAGGAGATGCATTAAAGTTTTTATTAAGTATAGGCAAAGTAAATAAAAATAGAAAACAAGCTATACAAGACATACTATCTTCTCTCGATCACCCTCCTTATAGTTTAGATGATAGTCCAGAATGGATAGCGGATAGTGAGGACTCTTTATTGGGATGCTCTATTACTTGTTCTAGAATAGATATGTATGATATTAGTATGACCAATATTAGTTGTAAAGAACTAAAGAATACTATACTAAAAGATAATCTTATACTTGGTGGTGAGATTGATTTTATTAATACTACAAAAACTAAGAGCGGTAAAAACCCAGGACTAGAAATGGCTTTTGTGACACTGTCGGATTCCACAGGATCGACGGACTCTATTATATTTTTCCCTGAACAATATAAAACCTATAAAAATTTATTATTTCAAAACAACGTAATTATAGTAAAGGGGTCAAAAACGAAAAACGGAGACGGCATCATAGTAGACAAAGCCTATATCGCCAAAACTTGACACCCTACCGCTCAGATCTATTATATTTTGTTGGTTTCAAAACTTTTCAAAGGAGATTGATGAATGAATATTGTAATGTTAAGAGGAAATTTGGCTCGTGATCCCGAACTAAGAGTTGTTAATATTGGTGATAAACAAACCTCAGTAGTTAACTTCACAGTAGCTGTATCAAGAGAGTTTACCAAGGCTAACGGAACCCAGGATAAGATTACTTCATTTATCCAATGTGAGGCTTGGGATAGTGGTGCCGAGAGCATCTCATCTTCATTAAAGAAGGGTGATCTGGTAATGGTTGAAGGATCACTACGAAACGATAGTTGGGAAAAAGATGGTGTTAAACATAGTACCCTAAAGGTAAGAGTGAATAATTTCGGTAAGATTGTAAAGTCTAAAAGGGCCGAAAAGACCACAGATGCTGAACCAGTAGCATTCTGACATTAAAGGAGTTTTGCAAGATCCCTGGTGTCTTTTTAGATACCAGGGGTCTTGTTTATCATCAATGATCAAAAAAAGAATATTTATTGCTAATGATGCCAGTTGTTTAAATACTGGCTATGGCATTTATGGTAAAGAAATTCTAACACGGTTGCATAATAGTAACAAGTACGAAATAGCAGAATTAGGATGTTATGCTACCAAAGAAACTGCCAGTAAAGCAAATATACCATGGAAATTTTATCCTAATGCTGTTGCTCAGGATCATGCCAAACACTCTCAGTATGCTTCTAATAATATCAATCAGTTTGGTTTATGGAAATTTAATAAAGCAATAGCAGATTTTAAGCCTCATATAGTTTTTGATATAAGAGACTATTGGATGTTTTCTTATCAAGAAACTAGTCCATTTAGACCATTTTTTCACTGGGTAATTATGCCCACAGTAGATTCTGCTCCACAAAAAACAGAGTGGAGATATACTTTTGCTAATGCTGATGTTGTGGTTCCGTATACAGAATGGGCCAAAAAGACTTTAACCAGGGAATGTGGTTCACAAATCAATATGTTTGATAGGTGTGCTTATGCTGGTATAAACCCTGAAGAGTTTTTTCCTATAGAGAATAAAACTAATCATAAAATACAATATTTTGGTAAAGATATCACGGTTATTGGTGCTGTGATGAGAAATCAAAAGCGTAAACTTTTAGCAGATTTAATGATGTCTTTTAAAAAGTATTTAGAAATTCTTAAGTCTAATAATTTAGACTCTGAATATGAAAAAACATACCTGTATCTGCACACATCATATCCAGAAGAAAACGGATGGGATATTCCAGGACTGTTATTGGAATATGGTCTTGCCGATAAGGTATATTTTAGTTACTTATGTAGGAATTGTAATAGTTTTCTACCATCTAAGTTTCAAGGTGGCTTAAAACGATGTATAAAATGTAACAATTATTCTTCTGTAGTGGCTAGTCCAATTCACGGTGTTAATACTTCTCAGTTAAATGAAATATATAATTTATTTGATATATTTGTACAGTATGCAATCTGTGAAGGATTTGGTATGCCTCAAATAGAAGCAGCATCTTGTGGTTTGAAAATAGCTTCTGTAGACTATAGTGCTATGACAGAAATTGTTGAAAACTTAAATGGTATATCAATACCAGTACAAAGAATGTTCAGGGAAACAGAAACCAATGCTGACAGAGCATATCCAGATATAGAAGCTACTGCCAACATGCTATATCAATACTTAATAAAAACACCACAAGAATATAAACAACAGGATAGTTTAGAAATTAGAAATAAGTGCATCGCTAAGTATACTTGGGATAATGTATATAAGGTTTGGGAAGCTTGTTTTGATTCTATTGATATTAAAGATAAAAGAGACTGGCATTCACCACCTATAGCAACTAATCATAACAACGTTAAAGTTCCTAATAATTTGACACATAAAGAATTTGTAGAATATGTTTGCACAGAAGTTTTAAATGCTCCATATATATTGAATAGTGCGGCAGTACAATGCTTGATCAGGGATTTAAGCATGGGTATAGTGGCTGGTGGCGGCTCTGTTAGGTCTATGAGTAGAGATCAGGTAGTTAAAATTTTAGAGAATTATTTGAACAATATCTTGTATGCCAACAATATAAGAGCCGATCATAAACTTATTAATCAGGCAGAACTTTATGAGTAGTATACCGGCTATACATACGTCTTGTAAAAAATGTGTTTGTGCTATTTATGAAAATATAACACAGGTGGGGTGTTATTTAGATTATATATCTAAATATAAAGACAAAAACACATCTATTTTAGAAGCTTATGACAACGAGAAAGAGTTTTATGTAATTGGTGAAAAAAAATGTCCAGGATATAGAGAAGATTCTTGGTTTAAAAATACTAGTTTAACAACTGAAGAAAAAATAGATCTTATTAAACAGTCCAATTCCATAGACTATTTAGCTGTTATAGATTTAAAAAATATATCTATTGAAGATTTTGAAAAATTAACTATTGCGATATCAAATACTAAATTTAAACCAACAAAAATTATTATTATTAGACATACCACATATAAAACTTTTCCATTTAATTATCTTAGAACCAAGTTAGATAGTCTTGGTATTATATGGAGAATACAAACTATGGTAGATCAAGATGCTTTATGGGGTGACATTCTACACGAGGCTACTGTTCGTAATGTTGCTTATCGCTTTATTTGCGGCATTAGTAAGTACAAAGAAGATATGTTCTCCATAATAGACAAAGCTAATAGTATTATTTATGACGACCTATCCACTTTTAATATTTTATGTGATCAAGATCATAATATTATTATATATGCCGGATCGGTATATAGATATGCTAATTATCATGGATATGATATTTTGAATGATAAGAATTATTATCAGATAGTATGAATATTATTATCTTAGGAGATAAATTTCAAAAAAGGATGAAATCAAAAGGTTGCACAGCCTTACTAGACTATAATAAAAAACCACTATTTTATTATCAATATAATATTATTCGTTCTATTTTTCCTGAAGATAGAATTATTTATATATACGGTTTTGAAGCTAAAAAATTTGAAAGTTATATTAAAGAAAATTCACATCAATATACTAATTTAGACATAATATATAACAAAAAATATGAGTCATATAACACAACATCAAGTTTGTATGCTGCTAAAAACTTTTTAAATACAGATTGTTTAATAATATTTGGCGATATAATGATTGGTAAAAATATTTTTAACAGATTTGATAAGTCATTTGGATCTCAAGCCTTTTTAAGCTTACACAATGACTATAAATTAGGATGTAACATATGTAATAGCTCTTTAAGCAATATAGACTATGAGCTAGAAAATTATATATATAACATATACTATATTCAAAACGAACACATTAAATACCTATATAATATGATCATTAATGAAAATAATTTAAATTGTTTTGTTTTTGAACTGATTAATAAATTAATAGAAAACCATAATATAAATATTAAACCATTTTTTATAGACAATAAGAAAAGAGCCAAAGTATGACTAACAAATTAGCGTTTTATTATCACTCTATGCAAATTCCCGCAGATAATATTATAGAACAATTAAAACATTATCTGTACGACAATAATAAGTATGATGACTTTGTTATATTCACAGATATAATGTTTCCAACAAATACCGAATATAGTCTTTTACCAACTTTTTATGCTAAGTTTTTTACTGGTACTATAGTATTTTTTGATAAAGACAGTTATGCTACTAATCATAAAGGTAGCTGGTTATATATTCATGATATGCAAAATTTTAATAGATCGGATATTGACTATAATTATAATCTAATTATATACGATAAGTCAACCAAACCACAATACAGAATGGTTAATTATAATGAATTACAACAATCTCTCTGATAGTGATAAGAAAAAAATTATTAAGCAAAAGTATGAAATTGAAAATAAAAGTTTTCAAGACATAGCTAGTGAATATAATACATATGCTAATAAAATCAGAAGAGATGCTATAAAACTCAAAATTAAAATAAAAAATAAGAGTGAAGCACAAGCTAATGCTTTAAAGTCTGGAAAGTCCAAGCATCCTACTATGGGCAAAAACAGACCAGAAGAAATTAAAAGTAAAATAGGTCAAGCTGTGATGAGGTCGTGGGAGGAGTTAGATAATAATGAATTAGAAAAAAGAAAAAATAAAGCTAAAGATAATTGGAATAAATTATCAGAAGATACTAAAACTCAAATATTACAACAGGCTAATAGTGCGGTAAGGGAGGCTAGTAGGAAGGGTTCTAAGCTAGAACTATATCTACTAGATAAACTATTACAAGATGGTTACAAGGTGGATTTTCACAAAGAACAAACATTATCAAATACAAAGTTGCAGATTGATCTATTTTTACCTAAACTAAATGTAGCCATAGAGGTTGATGGTTTGTCACACTTTGAACCTGTTTGGGGTTCTGAAACTTTAAAAAGAAATCAAAAGTATGATAATAAAAAAACTGGTTTAATTTTGGGTAAAGGGTTGGTTCTGGTGCGTATTAAACAGTTTAAGGATTTTTCTAAGGCTAGGGGCGATGTTGTTTATCAAGATCTATTATCGGTACTAAAAAATATTGAAAAAGCTTTTCCTGATAGTGATCATAGGAATATTATAATAGGAGATAATTAATGGGAAGACCTAAAAAAGATAGTATGAATGTTAATGAAACACAATCTGTTGAAGTAGAACACAATAAACTAGTATCACCCAATGATCTGGAATGGACTGATCATGTGTTAAGTTTATTAAATGATGATGAAAAAATAGCTGGTAATCCTACTACAGATGGTCTAAGGAGAATTTTTGAGACAGTATTAAATTGTACTATAATAGAAGCTAGACCAGAAGTTATTCAGTCTCCCGACTTAGCAAATGAACGACGAGCCACTGTGGTTTATTCTCTGGTATATGTTTTAAATGATCGTGATACTCCAGAGGAAACTAAATATCGCACCGTAAGCGCCGCAGCAGACGTTTACTGGGGCAATTGCGATAAGGTATTTAGAAATCATCCTGTGGCCGTTGCAGAAACCAGAGCAGAAGGACGAACACTTAGAAAAGCATTAAAGTTAAGAAAAGTTGTTACTGCTGATGAAATAGCTAAAGATGTAGTTGATCATGATAATGATACTTCTAATACTATTAATAGTAGTCAATTAAATTTCTTTGATGTTTTTGGTAAAAGATTAGATATTAATATTAAAAAACTACTAACTCATCTTGCAATATCTCATGAAAATATCTATCATATATCATATGATGATGCTGTAAAAACTATTACAACATTATCTTCGTATCAACAAAATCATGATATACCACAAAACATTATGGGGTATGATCCAAACTGGAAATAGGTGAACTATGAAAGTCAAATATAAGGTTGGCGATAAATTAGAGTTTGAATTGGAAGCCTCTGGACAAAAAGAAATTTTTAAAGAATTAGCGCTTATTCAAGAGATTTTTGCTGAAGACAAGTGTGGGTTATGCGGTAGCGCCAATCTTAGATTTGTAGTAAGAAGCGTAGAAGGAAATGATTATTATGAATTAAGATGTTCTGATTGCGGTGCCCTTCTAGCTTTTGGACAGCATAAAAAGGGTGGTACTCTATTTCCGAAAAGAAAAGATGACGAGGGCAACTATTTGCCAAACAAGGGATGGCATAAGTGGAGTAAAGACAAGTAATGTCTGTTTATTCTTATCAGAATAAAATTATATTAACTGGCGAAAAAATAGCTGGTGGAGAAGGTTGTTGTTGTATAAGTAGTGGAATTTGTTGTTTTTGTATACAAACAGACACTTATACAACTTTTGTGGAATTTGATGAAAGAAAAAAACCATGGGCTGGAACAGTACCAAAAGACGATGGAGAATGGTACTGTATAAGATATTATGAAACAGAAAATGGGGATATTGTACCTGTCGAAGGAAATGATGGTCCTCCCGGTGGATCAACTTTTAGATTTGAAAGATGTGCTGGTACTAGTTTATGCAGAGGAGCGGATTTTGCATGGGATATCGGATTTCCTGTAAGGCAAATAGTTGATAATCAAGAACAACAGCCAATATTTATAAAAGTTAACGAGGGAACAGACGGAGAAATAGGAGAACCATGGGAAAGAGGTATTAGAGCTTCGGCGTGTAATACAGAAATTACTCGGTCTGGATGTATAGAATGTTCTGGAGTAGCGAGTGTGTATGACTACGTGTATGATCCTGATGATCCTGATGCTTATCTAGCATTTTTTAATAATATATGCGGATGTTGGAATAATGCTGTTTCTCCAAGACCAAAAGGAATTGTTGGTGATAGAAAATGTTGTGTTGCAGGTTCTAGTCCAAACGAACACGGTCTTCCTCCAGCTTGGCACACTCAGAATCCATATAGAGTACAAATTTGTCGGGCTTTTCTTGATGATGGTTCGTGGATGTGGATAGGGGACAGCTGTTTATGCTGTCCTAGTGGAACTGTACCAGACGGAGGATCAGACTCTAATGTGTGTATCCAAGAAGGAGAGTTACTATGATTATCAAAGCACATTATAGTAAACTAAAAGAAAAATGTACTGAAAGAGGTTGGAACTTAGAAGAAGTAATGGATTGTGTGATCCTTAAAACTGGCGATATGTGGGTAATAAACACTGATCATCCAAAATACCCTATGTACCATAAAAGCGGTAGAGTAGGTACAGAACTTAAAAAAATATTATCGATTATAGGTATAAGGTCCGGTTCTAATTGTTCATGCAACGAAAGAGCACTCAAAATGGATCAGATGGGTGTGGAATGGTGTGAGAAAAATATTGAAACCATATCACAATGGCTACATGAAGAAGCTGAAAAAAGACATCTCCCTTTTTTTAAATCAGTTGCGATAATATTAATTAAAAAAGCTATTAAAAACACTAAACAAAAACAATAAATGCATACAGAAGATAATATATATGATATAGCTCTACATCATATTGGAAAATATGATAATGATATATTTATTTGTATAATAGGAGCTATGGATGGGGTTTCATTCGATGAGACTAGAGGATATATTTCTTTATATGGATGGAATGGATTATTTGTTGAGCCTATATTAGAACAATTTAATAAATTAAAAAAACTATACGATAATACGCCAAGCATATGCGAAAATGTTGCGGTATCAGATTACGATGGTGTCATTCGAATGATTACCATAGATCAAAAAGCAATAGATGAAGGGAAAATACATGAATGTTTTGGAGGAATGTCTGCGGTATTTCCTCCCAAAAACGGATTAGCTTCTAGTGGTGATAGACAAACAGTAAATAAATACGGAAGATTAATAGAAGTACCGTGTTTAACTCCTGAGAGCTTATTTACTAAACACAATATTAAAAATTTTGATGTATTATCTATAGATGCTGAGGGTCATGATTATGTCATATTAAAAAATATTGATATAAAAAAATATAATCCTAGAGTTATTAGAATAGAATATATTAATTTGTCTGAAGAAGAAAAGAAAGAGGTCATCGGTTTATTAGAAAAAAATAACTATATATATACTATATCTGGTCAAAATTTAGATGCTGTTAGAACGGATTATTGGGAAAAAATCAAATCTGTACAAAAAATAATTACTAGTCCTAAACTTACGTTAGTGACAGGGATTTGGGACTTAAAAAGAAACGAATTAACTGAAGAGTGGCGGCGTGACTTTACTCATTATTTATGTAAATTCGAAGAACTACTACAAAACTTAACAGACATTCCACTCATAGTATTTATAGATCCAGATAATGAACATATAGTTTGGAAATACAGATCAAAACATAACACCGTAGTATATCATCAAACTAAGGAAGATTTTAATAGTAGCTTTTTCCCATTTTTTGACCAAGTACAAAATATAAGAACCAATCCGTCATGGTATGATCAGGTGGGATGGTTAAAAAATAGTGCCCAGGCTGAGATGGAATGGTATAATCCTATGGTTATGAGCAAAATGTTTATGCTCCATAACGCTAAGTGTTTTAATCCATTCAATACAGAATATATGTTTTGGATAGATGGAGGAATAACTAATACTGTTCATCCAGGATATTTTAGTCATGATAAAGTTTTAGAAAAAATACCACACATTATTAATAATATGCTTTTTTTATGTTTTCCATATAATACCAATACAGAGGTTCATGGATTTCAAATAGAAGAAATGAATCAGATATGTGGAGAAAATTTAACCAGAGTCGCCCGCGGAGGATTTTTTGGTGGGCATATAGACGATATATCAAAAGCTAATGATACATACTATCATTTGCTAAATGATACTCTTTCTCGTGGCTTTATGGGAACAGAAGAGAGTATCTTTACTATCATGACATACATTGATCCGGATACTTATCAATATTCTATGATTAATGCTGATGGATTAATATCTACTTTTTTTGAAAATCTTAAAAATAATAATGTACAACTAAATAAAATAGATAAAAAAAATAACAGAAAAAAACATAAAAATAATGATATAGTAGTTTATATTAATACGTTTAATTCTCCTGAACAATTACAAATGGTTCTTGATAGTTTTGAAGAGTTTGATAAAGATTTTATTAAGAAAACAGGATTAGTGTTAATCAATAATTCTACAAATACTACAACTACAGATAGATATAATAGTATTGTAAATAAGTATAGCTTTATAGAGCATATAAGAAATGGTAATATGGGTGTTTGTGGAGCCAGACAATGGGCAGCAGAACATTTTGATAATCTAGGTTCAGAGTATATGGTTTTCTTTGAAGATGATATGTTATTGGATTTTAATGGATATTGTTCTTTTGGATTAAGAAAAAATATTAATAATTTATTATCTACGGTTATCAAGATAATGAAAAATGAAACCTATGACTTTTTAAAATTTAGTTTCAGTGAATTTTATGGCCATAATGGAGAACAGTGGAGTTGGCATAATGTACCAGAAGAAAAAAGAATTAGTTATTTCGGTAAAGTTTCTAAGAGACCATTAACTAAATTTGATAAAATTAAAAGTATAAACAATATTCCTTATGTAGAAGGAGAAATTTACTATAGCAACTGGCCGCATATTATAGATCAGGAAGGTAACCAGAAATGTTTTTTGGATACCAAATGGGCTAATCCGTTTGAACAAACCTGGATGAGTCATATGTATACTCTAACAGTAGAAAATAAAATACATCCAGCTATACTTCTAGCGAGTCCTATAACACACAATAGGGTGCATCATTATGGTAAAGACGAAAGAAAAGAAAATTAATTTATGTCTACATTAATTATTACTTGTATATATTCTAATTTATATGGTTCAGAATTTGGTGGTAGACCTAGTAGAGACTGGCATTATAAATTCAGTTTATTGAACATATTAAATTTACAACCAACAAAAATTATTTGTTTTACTTCTTCAGAAGAATTAACAGAGTTAGAAAAATTTTTCTATGAAGAAAATAAAATTGATAAAAATTTACTAGAATTTAAAATATTTGATCTTAAAGATACTAAATATTATGATCTAATACAGAGTAAAAAAAACATAGAGAAACAAAAGACCGACCATCGGTGTTTTGAAATACAGTATAATAAATTTTTTTGGATCAGTCTCATAAAAGATATAGAGCAATATCGTTATGTTTATTGGTTTGATGCTGGATTGTCTCATGGAGGTTTATTTCCAGCACAATATATGTACGAATTAGAAACAAATGAACACGGAAGAAATTGGTACAATAGCAGCATGTTTACGCCAGAATATCTATTATACTTAAATAGGTTAGCCAATACAGGTAAGATTATTCTTATTTCTAAAAATAATAAGTCTTTCGGAACCGAGGTGACTATACCTCAAGATTACTATATAAATTTTGATAATAGTAGACATATTGTTGGTGGTTTTTTTGGTGGTATTACTGAAAACTACCTAAGTTTTTTGCAAAAGTTTGACGATATTTTACTAAAATTACTTCTTGCAAAAGAAAATGACTTATTTATGGAGGAATCTATAATGTCTTGTTTATATTTTAATGAAAAAGATTTGTATCATACTCTAGAGTTTGATGATTGGCAGCCTTGGCCACATCATGTTAATCAAGAATCAATAAAATATTTTTATGAAATTTTTTTACAGAAATAACTTATGAATAATAAAAACACTATATTTATACAAATTGCGTCATATAGAGATCCTCAGTTATTACTAACGTTACAAGATATGTTGCATAATGCTAAATATCCTAAAAATTTAAGATTTGGCATAGCTTGGCAGCATCATCCGGATGATGGCTGGGACAACTTAAATGAATATATCAATGATTCTAGATTTAAAATTCTAGATATAGATTATAGAGATAGCCAGGGTGTATGCTGGGCGAGAAACCTTATTCAGAGTCTATATGCCGGCGAAACCTATACTCTACAACTAGACAGTCATCATAGATTTGTTAAAGACTGGGATGTTATATTAATAAAAATGTTAAAAAAGCTACAAAAAGATGGTTATTCAAAACCACTAATTACAGGATATATACCCAGCTTTAATCCTGATAATGATCCACCTGAAAGAGTACAAGAACCATGGAAAATGACTTTTGATAGATATATACCCGAAGGAGCTGTATTTTTTTTACCTACTAATTTTAATCCAGAAATAGAAGATATTAGTAAACCATTACTGGGTAGATTTTATAGTGCTCATTTTGCATTTACTTTAGGACAATTCTGTAAAGAAGTTAAGCATGATCCTTATTATTATTTTCATGGAGAAGAAATAAATATTGCTGTTCGTGCTTTTACTTATGGGTATGATATATTTTATCCTAATAAAGTTATCTGTTGGCATGAATATACTAGAAGAGGAAGAAGTAAGCAATGGGACGATATTAACGATTGGGGCGCTAGGAATAATAGTTGTCATTTAAGAAATAGAAAATTATTTCAAATGGATAATCATGAAAAAGATATTGATTTTGGAGTTTATGATTTTGGTACTGTTAGATCTCTTAAGGACTATGAAAAATACGCTGGTATGCATTTTAGTAGCAGAGGGGTTACTAGAGATTTATTGGATCATATACCTCCAAAATTAGAAAATATGAATATTCCAGATAATGAGTTTCAAGAACAACTAATTTATATTTTTAAACACTGTATAGATATAGGATATGACCAGGTGCCAGAAGACGATTATGATTTCTGGGCTGTAGCTTTTAAGGATAAGGATGGTAATGATATGTTCAGAGAGGACGCGGATCAATATGAAATAGCTCGTATGAAAAATGATCCCGACGGATACTGTAAAGTATGGAGAAGTTTTGAAACTAAAATTAGACCAACTAGCTGGGTAGTATGGCCTCATAGCATATCCAAGGGCTGGGCTGAACCTATAATTGGAAATATATAATATTATGTACTATCATGAAAATAATTTAGCTATATACGGATCTCATAATGGTGGTATCGCCTTTAGAGATAATAATAGGTATAAAATTATAGAAATAGAAAGATTTATTAATAAAAAAAATTATGGCTTAACACAGTATCTGTTGTGTCGTAACTCTTTCTATATTCTAGATCAAATTTTACAGTATATTAAAAAGGAATTTAATAATAGTTTACTTTTTGATAATCTATTATATGCGAATACCGATGTGATATATGGAAGTGATCATATAAAATTTGAAGATCTTATATCGGCTAAAAATAAACATTTTTGTTTACACCATAAGGCCCATGCTGCCGGAACATTTTATCAATCTCCTTTTGATGAAGCTATTATTATTAGTTATGATGGGGGTGGTAGCGATGGATTTTTTAATATATTTTATGGGAATAGACAAAACAGTGTTACAAATATACAGAACGTAGATATAGATTTAGGTTTTGCTTATATGTCCTTTGGACATTTTATTAATGAAATTAAGTTTGAATCAGAATTATCTATCGGTAATTTAGTATACGCTGGAAAACTAATGGGTTTGTGTGGATACGGATCAGTAAGAGAAGACTGGGTAAGATACTTTAAAGATTATTATTTCAGTAAACCCAATGGTATAGATTATTTAGAAAAAATTAATACAATAATAGGATCAAAAATTGGAATAGTATTTGATACGAATAATAGACTAATGGGAGACTTGGCTTTAGATATAGCTGCAACATCTCAGAAAGTATTTGAAGAAATATTTTTAGAAATTATTACACCAATATTAAATTCAATAGAGTATAGTCATCTACCTATATGTTTAACCGGAGGCTGCGCTCTAAATGTTGTTTGTAACACAAGAGTTAAGGATTTATTTAATAGACCAATATTTATAGCGCCAAACTCAAATGATTCGGGGCTGGCGTTGGGTATGTTATTAGACTATGAAAGACCCAGATATCAAGTTGATGTAACATATGGAGGGTTGCCAGTTTTGGATCCTTATTGTATATATGAATTAATAGAAAATAAATGGTCAGAAGTATATAGTCATGAAAAAATGGCTGAAATTTTAAATAATGGAAATATAGTAGGATTAATACAAGGTGATTGTGAGCACGGACCGCGAGCACTTGGCAATAGGAGTATACTATGCAATCCTGCCATACCGAACATGAAAGATATTCTTAATCAAAAGGTTAAAAGAAGAGAGTGGTTCAGACCATTTGCTCCTGTAGTTAAATTGGAAGATGCTAATAAGTATTTTGAATTTAATGGTGAAAGTAGATTTATGAGTTATTATGCTAATGTTAGGGAAGAATATAAGGAACAATTAGTATCTATCACCCACATTGATGGAACAGCAAGATTACAAACGGTTACAAAAGACCAAAATTCTTTTATATATGATTTACTTACAGAATTTGAAAAACTATCTGGAATAGGCGTACTATTAAATACATCTTTTAATATAAATGGTAAACCATTAATTAATTCATATAAAGATGGATTATGGATGTTAGATAATACAGGATTAGATATTTTATCTACTGATCAGTTTATTGTTTATAAACAATGATCATTCATTAATAGTTAAAGTAGAAGTAGTATCGTCATATGCTGGGATATAAGTTCCTGTTATCCCAACGAGGCTGATATCTTCAGTGACATAAGTTTGTGCTGTAGAACCAAGCAATATCTGGAAAGTATCATTGATTGATGGCTCACTATTAAAGTTTATAGTTAAAGTACCAGATGTAAATACTACCGAATCAACTATAGATGGTCCGCTTATTATAGAGTTTACTGTTAAAGATCCATCTATAATATTCGTAGTGCCGCTATATCCGACAGCTTCTTGTAGTATAAGAGTTCCCAAGCCATTTTTTATTAATCCGGCACTGGTAGGTTGTATAGTTCCACCAATAGTTATCTGACAGCCATCCGATACATCAAATGTTGGTGTTGTATCAAATATTAAGTCTGATGAAATTGTGTGACTACCAGCCTGTACAGTTACGGTCGGGTCTGTTCCGTTATTAAATAATCTAAATGTTCCTCCTGTGATAAGATTATCGTTTCCTATAAATGTTGTACTATTAAAAGCTTGAATATTTGATACCATCTCTATTCTTGCTGAAGAATATTCACTACCTATGGTTAATATTGGAGGATTGCTTAATGGGTTGCCGCCAAATCTATAGTTTCCATTAGCAAAAACCAGACCACCAGTTCTTATATTTAAATTATTAATAGATGATGGGAATAATGCATAATCTAGCCAGACATCTCCTGTCATTGTTTGTGTACCAATATTGACATCTATTTCAGGATCTGGGTTGCCATCTACTTTTTGCCAATATGCTGTTATAAATCTTACATATCCATTAGCATCTGATGCTAGTGTTATGCCACTAGATCCAATTCTAAATGCTGCATTACTATCAAAAGTACCAAATTCTCCGTTTTGATTACCATAGGAACTACCTCCTAGAATAATATCAGAATTTATTGCTCCTGATGGAATCTCTAAGACTCTAGAAAAAGTTGATGGTTCTCTGTTTTCTTCTGGTATTAAATCTCCATCCTCGGTAAGTTCTCTTGCTTGTCGAGCTATTAAAAGAGCCACTGGTCCATTAAAATCAGCACTACCAAGATATGGCATAGTAGCATTTTGTCTGCCTATTATACTACCGGTAGCCGAACCGCCCAGAGCATTTCCGGCTAAAATAATAGTTCCTTCTTCGAATAGTAAATGTGGAGTACCACTAGCTCTATGTGTCCAATTACTATTAGAATCAGTAAATACCCATGTGCCAGATCCTTGTTTAGCTATTCTTATATTTACTGGCTGATTTCCAGGCAAAACTTGGTATACTGTATTATATTCTGAACTAGATCCATCAAGAATTAATGTAACATGTGGTAACGGATATGGATTTAATGGACATATAGAAGATGTATAATTTATTAAGTCTATATTAATTGGTCCATTATCAGCAACTATTCTTGTATGTCTATCTATAGTAATAGTTGTATCAACAGGATCTGTTATTGTCTCTATTTCACATACTATAGTAGCAGATGGTGTCATTGTGCTGGTTTTAGTTGGTGTTCTGGTTGTGGTGGGTGTTTTAGTTTGAGTACCAGTTATAGTGTTTGTTGTGGTATTGGTACGTGTTGTGGTTGGTGTTGTTGTGGGTGTATCTGTGGGTGTCATACTTATGCTTGATGTTCTGGTAAAAGTTGGAGTATTAGTAGTTGTTTTGGTTTGAGTTGCTGTAATAGTTGATGTTGGTGTAGATGTTATGGTATTAGTTGGGGAATAGGTTGGAGATGGTGTTATAGTATTAGTGGCGGTTAGGGTGTTGGTAGACGTATTAGTTGGTGTCAGAGTATTGGTGGCGGTATTTGTTGGAGTTATACTAGCTGTGATAGTTGCAGTTAAGCTGCTACTTGCTGTAGTAGTAGAGGTTGCAGTATTTGTCAATGTTTTTGTTGGTGTCGCAGTATTAGTCGTTGTTCTTGTAGTTGTAGCCGTATTGGTTGGTGTTGATGTATGAGAAGCATTAGGAGTACCACTAACTGATTGACTAACCGTTGATGTATTAGTACTAGTTGGTGTTTGAGTAGTCGTATTACTAATACTACGTGTGACAGTACTAGTAGAGGTATTCGTCATAGAAATACTAACTGTATTAGTAGTGGTATTAGTAGGCGTATAAGTAGGAGTTATACTTGCAGTCATAGTATTTGTAGGGCTATTAGTTGCTGTTATAGTAGGAGTAGATGAGCTAGTCGCTGTATTAGTTGATGTAATTGTACTAGTATTGGTTTTTGTTTTAGTTAAACTAGATGTACTTGTATTAGTTTTTGTATTAGTTGCTGTATTAGTACGTGTCTTAGTTGCTGATAGTGTTGGGGTTTTACTAGCAGTATTTGTGGTTGTACGAGTAGGCGTAGCGGTATTAGTTTTACTAAAAGATATTGAAGGAGTAGGACTTGAGCATGGGGACGGGGTTTTGGTAGTTCCTAGGCTTTTTGAAATAGTTCTTGTAAGAGTAGAACTTCTTGAAATTGAAAACGATGGCGTTGGCGATATGTCGGGACTTCTGCTGACAGTGGCGGTTCTAGTTTTAGTATTACTTTTGCTTAAAGTTTTAGTTTTACTTTGTGTGATACTAGGTGTACGAGTTGCACTTTCTAATGGAGTTCCTGTTTTAGATGCCGTAACGCTAGATGTGGGAGTCTTGGTTGGAGTAGATGTTTGAGTATTAGATATAGTTGGTGTTGGTGTGCAGCTCATAAAAATACCCTATAATTTAGTCCACATCAGATTCATCACAACAATTAGTTTCATCATCTGGCTCTTCTGGTTCATGACCTTCTAATACGATATACACATTAATATAAGCATCAAAATAAAGATAACAACGAGTACCAGCTTTCCATGAACGACCTATTTTATCTACTACTCCAACTCTTTTAGAAAAATCATCTTCTAATATAGCAAAAGCTTCTTGTCCAGGAAGTAGTGGACTCAATAAGGTACCAGTAACAATTCTAAAAGGCTGAGGACATACCCACATACCTCTTTGTTTATCAAACCTAAGATCTATCGGAGCTACTGGCCAAGATTTTGGCTTTTGTAACCAATTACTTTCAAAAGTTGTTCCGTCTCCAGGTACAGGATTACCCTCCAGATCATAACCCCATGAATGTAGCATTAATGGGCCTTTTAAAGCTATAAAGTTATATGATCCTTCTCCATATTTTTTTTCTTTATCGTCTTGAGACAACCCATAAAAACTATTAATTAGACCATTTTTTGGTATAGAATTTCTACCTATAATATCTATAGAATGACCCATAGCTTCACCATCATGAAATTTTGCTGGTCCTTCTGTATCTCCAATAGTTATAGGATTATAACTTTTACTATTAATTGTTTTTGGATTTTCAAAATCGCTAAATCCTGGTGGCATAGCAGGCAAAGTATTAATAATTGTTGGGTCTTCTGGCTCTACTACTCTAGGTAAAGCTGAATTATAATTTGATACCGGACTAAAGATACCATCTAAGCTCATTATGCTTTTATTCATGTTTTCATCAGCAAAAGTTTCCAAACTAGTTTTTGCTAATGTAGCCATACCAACAACTGTTTTTTGAGATTTTGAACCATCACCTAAATTATACCAATCATCCATATATCCAATAATTACTCTTTGCATACTATTGCTAAAGGCATCGGGTTTAACTGAGTCTAATTTTTCTCTAATTCTTCGTGCTGCAATTTTTCTATATAATTTATTTTGTTTACTTTGAAAATCTTTAAGTAGTTTAAGTTGCTTATTTCTTGCCTTGTTTAATTCTTTATATCTATCATAAAATAATTTTGTAAGTTTACCAAATTTAGGAGTGTATGTTTTAAATTCATAGGTTGTAGTTGCCCCTTTAGTGCTTAAGCTAAAGTTTACTGAAGTTAAATTAGGTCCAAATCCTGATAATTTTTCCCCTAGTTTTGGCAAATTGTGTTCAGAAGATGGAATTCCTACAAGCGTAACGAGACCAGTCTCAGCCTTCACTAATCCTCTATTACTAAATTCAACTATATTTTCTCCTGCGTTATTTAATGTATATATAGATCCGAAAGTCCAAGGAGAAAAACTATTATCACTAGTAACACTTATTCCACCCGTAGAAGTCCAAAAATTATTAGATGTCCATGGTCCATAAGTGTCAAAATTATCTCTTAATGGAATAACAGCACCTAGAGGTCTAACTGCTACTGATTGAAAACCAAAATCATTAAGATTGTGAGCGTCTATACCTTTTGTGGGTTGAGAAGCTAAGTTTTTGCTGATTTTATCATTAAATGATGGAATTGGCCTTTGAATACCCCATTGTGGATTAAAATGACTAGCATGAGATGGTGGTAATCCAAAATTTGCAAGAGCATTATTCATTTGTTGAGAGTAATATGACGTGTTATTTATAGCAAAATCTCTAAAATTTTCTAAATCGCGCAATGCCATTTCTTGTGTACTTACTGCGAATTGAATTCCTCTACTTGTTGTATCGTCACAAAGTGTAGCTAAACATGGAGAAGCAAATTTTATTACCATAAATCCAAAAACAGTATTGTTTGTTGAATATAAATATATTTTTTCATCAACGTCAGCAGCAACCCATGCTGATTGATTAATGGTTATGATTTCTTCTGAAATATTTGATATATCTAGATTTCCACAATCTAATATTCTAGACATAATTTAATTAACTCCAGCATTATATACTTCACCATCAGTTTTAAATACGGCAAAACATTTAATACGTCCATCTTCTGTTCTAAATGTTTCTAGTTCTGGATCCGTCAAATCTAATACTGTACTTCCAGGTTCTACCCAACCACCGGCATTAGTTGGTTCTTTGGTAAAAACAACTGATCCGTCTGTAATTTTTCTAAAACATATATTTGGTGCTGAAACTATATATTGTTTACCATAATATGTGTTGCCTAAATCTGCTAGCCACGAATGTATTTTTTCTAAATCGATCAAATTATCTGGTTTATTACTAGCAGCAGCAAATTGTGTAGGATTTTGAAATAAATCTTGAGCACTTTTATACAGTGAAGATTGTATGATATTGAGTTGATCTTCAGAATCTATAAGTCTAGTTTTTATCCAGTCTGGATTATTTATTACACAATTAGAGAAACGATTTCTAATAGCACTATTAAATGTTCCTGGAGTACCCAAATACCCAGACTCTTCTAAGGATTCTCCCGTAAAAGTACGAAAAAACCAAGCTTTAAAAGAGGCCATCGCACATCTTATATCTAATTCATGAATAGAATATAATCCATTATTAACAAAAAAGGGATTATATAATTTAGAATTTAAATCGTTGACATTTTTTGCTATCCAAAATCCATTATAGTCAAAATAAAAAGCTATTACAGGACGCATGTTTAAAGTGATAGGATCTAGGTCTTCTCCAAAAAATGGTAAAAATTCATTAACATAAGTTAATTGATGTATATTTTCTCCAATAAGTATACTACGTGTAATATCACTTCTAAATTCTTCTCCAAAAGATAAATCCAATGCTTGTCCGCTAAAGGCTGTTAATATGGTATTAAAACTAGAAGGGTTGGCAGTCAAATCTACTAATCCAAATTTAATAATATTTTTAGGAGCTTGTCCGGATACTGGTACTTGTTCCATATAAACATAAAAATCTTGAGCCATTACATCGCAAACATCCTGTGCCATTTCTAGTAATGTGGTGCTTGGTCCAGGCACCCTATAGTAATCAGGAGCGTTTGGCAAAGTATTTAAATCCACTTCAAAATTATAAGTATTGATATTGTCAGGAGAAGACTTTAGAGGAGTTCCGCTATATGCTAAAGCGGAAAACATACTGTATGGGAACGCGCCTAACGGACCGTGAACTGGTCGGACTGGAGTGAAGAAAGTACCTGTTGGAAAAATTCTTGGAGTCAGAGCATGTTTTATTCTAGAGTATGGCATTCCTTGACCATCAACATTTCCAGAGTCACCAAAAGCAGGACATTTACTACCCACCCCATTAGTAATGGTTAGCCTATCTTCATACCATGCAAATACATTATAATAATTAGGTCCATATATAGTCTCATTCTGCCAATAATTAGTAGAGCCGATAGAAGTGGGGCTTGTAGTGCCTCTAATACTGTCTGTAATAATAGTAACATTTTGTAAAAGCTGTCTAGGATCGTTTAATTTTATAGTATATATTTCACCGTTTATATTTTTAGTTTTATTCCACGAAGTAACTATACCACCAAAAGTAAAATTTCCAGCAGTAAAATATTGCGGACTTCCTATAATTCCTGAGGTTTGAATAGTTTGAGGTGTGCCGCATTGTGTTTCACAGTCTTCTATGAGTTCTACTGTTAGTGTGCTTTCTTGCTGAGAGCCAAAACCTATAGAAGCATTAAAAGATACTACAGAACCTCCCATAAAATATATAGGCAGTCCCGATATTGCTGGTTCTAAAACTGTTGTCATATTGGACACCCACTCTTACATAAATATGATACATTCATAGTAAAACTATGGTTGGGAAAATTATATAATAAATTTTTATTTGTTAATATAAAGTTCAATCCTGTGGGAAAAGTAAATTCTTCCATAATGCCTTTAATTTTCTGTAACGATGGTTGAGCAGTACACTGATCATATTTTAACCTACCATTCACGCCAATATTAATTTTTTGACTAGTAGTAGTAGATAAATCCTGTATAACATAGTTTCCATTAACAATAGGTAATTCTGCATATATTGGTTTGGGTTTCTCAACATCTATTGTGGTATTATATATTACTATATTTCCACTATCAACGGCTAATAATCTATCGCTAGAATATTGCGCACTATAATTTATTATACCTAAAAAAAGATCTGTTGTCAAGCTAAAAACATTAGGAGATATTATTGTATCAGAACAATTTAAGGTAGAAAAAATATCTTCAATATTTAGAATATCTTTAAAAGTATCTGTAAAATCTTCTTGCGAGGCGTTTATAATCTTATTTTTAGCTATATTTGCATTAGTTAATTTTGTAAAACTGTTGCCATCCTTTAAAAGTTTGCCGTTTTTGGGTAAAGAAAAACCACCAAATACTAAATCTGTAGATAAATTAGAACTATTTAATCCTTTAATAGTACCATCTACAGACAATGATATAATCTCTTTTGATCCTTCATAGTTGGTACTAATTTTTTTTGTAAAGTTATGTATAGCCTCTTTACTGGAAATATCTGAATTATCATCATCAAATTTTAGTATAGCATTATATGTGGCAGAAAATGTGCCTTCAGCTTCTGATGTTTCACAAGAAATAGTTTCATCATATACATAATATGATAGGTTTATGGCGTATAATTGACCATTATCCGAATGTAGATCTGTTAATGATTTAGAGGCTGCGCAAGCTGTATCAGCATCTAATTTGAGAATATTCTTGTTATGAAAATTTTTTATTTGAGTAAATAGTTTATCTTGAACAAAATTTTTAGCCTGCTGCCATGGCAAGACAATATTCGAATCTTCTGTAAAATAGGATAATCCTTTAGCTAATATTTGATAAGATACACTTAATTGACTATTATTAATTTGGTTATCAAAATCATAAATTCCATCATCTAAATTAAATGTCCAACTATCAGTAAATTCTTTGATCTTATATTTATTAATATCTATAAGCTGACTATATCCAGACAGCTGAGAGGAATTACAACTAAAAGAATCATCTAATATATTTAACTCATTAAAAATAATAGTTGCTGAATAATTAGCAAATTTACTAAATGAATTATCAGAATCAAATTTTAGATCTGTTAATACTCCCCCAAAAGCTTTTATTAAATCCGATCCATCGCCAGACACTATTAATACTGATCCATTTTTAGATAAAGTTTGTCTTATTTCTTCTGCTTTAGATATCGTTGCACCAAATGTTAAAACATCTTTATCGATAGCTTGTCCATTAAGAGTAACTTCATGCTCATATCCAATAGCGCTATCATTTGCATATATTATATTTGATTTTATATTAATTTTGGGTGCTGGCGCTATCGTTGCACCACCATATGTAAAAGTAATATTACTCATATTCTATATAAGTCCTATTAAGAGTATAAGTACCATTAAATCCTTTTTTGTATTTTTCTTCTATTAAGAAAACAGTGCCTAAGTCTATATTAGGAATACCAACGCTATCTATAGCATAGTCTCCATTACAGGCGCCGGAAACCAAAGAACTTATATTCGTTGTGTTGCACAAGTTTGGTGTCTCTAATCCTTCCACCGATAATGTGTATTTGCGTGGGGTTTCGATATCTAGCAATTGTATCACCGGACCACCGCTTCTTCCAGGGATTATAAATTCTGCCGTCATAGGCAATGGTTCTTCTATGGATAAGCTATATGTTTTTATAGGAATTTTATCTATTAAGCTTAATATTTTAGATCCATCATATTCGGCTTCATAAGATATTATCCCTTTGATATTGTCATGCGTTAAAGAAAAAGATGTACATCTGTCTGGAGCTGTAGTAGGATCAGAACATCCTGATATTCCTAATCCTGCGTATGTGATATTAATATCATTATTATTTATTTTATCTCTAACAAAATCTACTAGTAAAGTTTTATTATCTCCTACATTAGAGATATAATAACTATAAGCATTACTATACTTAGAATCGCCGTTGAAAGTAGTGCTTTCAATTACTGTTCCATACGATGGTAGTTTTAAATGACTTTCTTTTCTTATTAAAGCTCCAGGGATCAACCCCTGTATTGAGCCTGAAATATTGTATGAAATAATTTTTCCGTTCTCGTCATCTGATATTTTTTTAGTTACTATAAAAGTATGAATAGCTTTTTCAGCACTTCCTCTTTTTTTTATTATGCTTTTATAGTTAATTTTGAAAGAACCTTCAGCTTCTGAAGCTTCTACACTAGCGCTTTCATTAAAAATATCATAACTAGAATCTAGGTTTATTTCTGATAGTATGCCGTTACCATCAGAAGTTATAAAAGCATTAGATAACGTAGTGCCTTCACATCCTTCTGTTGTTTCTCCGTCTAAGCATTGATCAGTTAAACTATTGATTTGTTTAGTTAATCTATCTTGACAAAAGTTTTTAGCTTGTTCCCAAGCTGGTAATAAGTTTTGACCATTAAAGTAATGTTTGCCTATAGCGCTAACATTGTATTCTAAGTTAAAGTACTGATTATCAATCCCGCTATGGCTACTATAAATATTTTCATCTAAAGTAATACTCCAACTATCTTCAAAAGATTTAATTTTATATTTAGTCATATCAACTAATTCTGGTGTTTCTACTATACCTTCTGGGATATTTCCACAAGCAAAAGATGGGGCACCACCACAGCTTCCAATATTTAATTCGTTCAGTTCTAGTTCTATAGTATACGGAGCATAATTAATCCATTGATTATCAGATTCTTCAAACTGTATACTTTTTACTATGCCTCCAGTACCTTTTAAAATTTCACTACCGTTGTTAGTGATAAGTAAAGTGCCATTATTAACAAAAAAAAGATTTTTTATATTTTGAATAGATTCTAGGGTATCTGAAAAAATCGCACTAGGAGCTGGATTTCTAAGGTCTAAAGAAGTAGCATAACCATTTAACGTTACATTAAAAGTATATCCTATTGCTATATTATTTGCATAATATATTTCTGGACTAATACTGATTTGTGGTGCTGGAACTAATCTACAGTCTTCACTAGTAGACTCATTATTTGCTGCATAGTATAGTTTTACTGGAGGGTCATAACTCATAATATTATCCGTACATTGTTGGAGTAGGTCCTAGTTCACCGCCACTTTGATTCCAAATTTGTTCCATCTTACTAGATACTGATGATGCTACCATACTCTCTATACCAGGAATCATGTTTTCTAGAGCAGGAGCATCTATAGTAACATTAACCTGATGAGTTCCAACCATCTCAATTTTTGCTGGAATATTAATATTAAGATTGTTTAACCTTTGTACTATATTACTAAAATCTGTTTTGAACGAATTAAGAGATGTTATCGCCGCGGGATCTAGTTTAATCATAGTTAACGATGATAGCTGATCTTTAATATCTTGTGGAATGCTAAAATTAACGGTAGTAGCACCCATACTTCCATAAGACGAATTACTACCAGCGCCAACTTCTACTCCATCTCTAGCATAGATTACGCCACCACGACTCTTATTAATAGCAGTTAATAGGCCCAGATTTTTTTGTGTTGATTCTTTATTAACGACAAATTCTCCAGGAGTAAGCATAGCGGGAACAGTATCGCTACCTCTTGGTTGATAATTGACTAATTGACCTTGACTAGCATAGATTAATCCACCATTACTTCTCCACTGATTCATTAATGCATTACCCCCAGCAGCATTAGTGGAAGAAGAATAGCTCATCCCCTGCGGTAATCTGCCGAATATAGTTTCTAAATCTTTAGCGTGTGATGCTGGATCTCCATACTTACTAAAAGGATTGTTAAAAACTGGCCGACCTACAGCATCAAGTCCAAAACCGGTTGCTATCATTTTACGCATTTTATCATATTTTGCTTGACCTTCAGGAGTACTTCTATATCTTCTCATTTGAGGTTTAGACCAATATTCCTCAAAAAGTTTTTGCATATAGTAATACTGGTCTGTTGCTTCTTTTTCTCCGCCCCTAGCCCATGGTCTTGATCTCATAGAAGATCCATCAATAAACATTGGGTCATCAGGAGAAATAGTATAAAATCCTGCTCTCGAAGTCCCCGTTAGCATTTGTAACTCTTCCATAGAGATCTTTCCGCCACGAGCTTTGTTAATAGCTTTTAATAGTCCTAAATTTTTCTGTGTTGATTCTCTATTTACAACAAACTCTCCTGGAGTAAGCATAGCAGGCACCGTATCTGTTCCTTTGGGTTCATAAGGAACCATCATTCCATTACTAGCATAAATTAATCCACCCTTTGATCTGTTTTGTGCGGCGACTGGGACACCGGTTTGTAAAAATTCTCTACGAGATCCTGAGAATTTTAATAATGCGCTGGCCGCTTTTACCCTATTTGTAATTTCTTGTTGAGCCTTTGCTATATCTGGAACTATTTCTGGTATTCTGTATAAACCATATGCAGCTTTAAGCATACCTTCACTAATAAGTAAGCCGCTTAAACCATTAATTTTTCTATTTATTTCTGGTAAGTCAGGATTACCAACAAAACGTGGATCATTAGCTATCTGAGTAAGATATGCTAGTTTATTACTTATAGGTATATTGATCTGCTTATTAATAGCTTCAAAATGTTTTTTAAACATGGCTTCTTTAGCGCTACGATCAAGATTCACTGCTTGTGAGTCTATTCCTGCTTTATCTAGTCTTTCAGCTTCCATTTGTCTTGCTTCTTTAGCATTTCTTGGTTTTCTAACTTCGGACCTAGCATCGTTGCGTGAACTTGGCGCTGTTTGAGGCATAGGATTAGCCTCTTTTTCATTTTGCATAGCGGCTGCTGGTTTATATTCAGGATCAAAAGGACTAGCAGTTTCACTAATTCTTTTCATAACTAAAGCTTTTTTATCCTGATATTGTTGCAGTATTCTGGCTCTTTCGCTTTCTATAAATCTAATATGATCTGGTTCACCAAATCTATATTTTGCTTTTTCTTCCATTGCTTTATAATATTGATAATTAGCATCTTGTACATTCCTATACCAATCTGTAGTATAGAATAATACCTTTGGAACTGTTTTTAATTCGCTATCAAGTCTCGCTAGTGCGGCTTTATAATAGTCGTATGAGCCAGTAGGATCTATATCCTCAAAATTAAAAGGACTAAGTGATGCCGTGGCGGGATGAGCACCATATACCTCTGGCTTTGTTACTGATGGAACTTCTTCTCTTATTATGCCACGATTATTGTCAGAAACAACTGGTTTGGGTGGTTTTTTTGGCTCTGTTCTACTTGTGGGTCTAACAACAACGTCTTGTCTAGATGCTGTAGTTGTTGAACTAGGCTGTTGATTCGAAGAGAATCTGTTACCAACAGTCCCTATTCCTGTTCCAATTACCCCTGCTGCTGCAACAGCACCTGTGGTTGTTGCCACTCTTGGTGAGCTATTAGTGGTTACGGGCTGGCGAGGACGACGCGGTAACATAGCCTCTTGATTATATCGACGAGCCTCTCTTATAGCAGCTCTGGTTGCCTGAGCCATAGTGGGGTTTAAAGGTTCTCCACCATATGTTAATCTTCTAATAGTGTTACCATTAGAATCAACCAGATCTATTTGATTAGCTCTTTTGAGTAATCTGTATCCACTAGCTCTGGCAGCTTTGGCTTCAGGTATATTTAAACCAGCTTTTACAAAGTCGCGTATATTATCAGGATCTGCTGTTTCTGGTGAAAACCATTTATAAGCATCTGGAGTAAGAGAATCTGCTTCTTGTGTTGTAGTGGTTACTGATGATTTAATTTTTTTGGGGATAAATCTTGATAATCCTTTAGCCGCTAAACTTATTCCCTTACCAATAGCTGGTCCTACTACTAAAGTTTCTAATGCTTGATTTTGATTACTAATCTCATCTTTCTGTATGAGTTGTTCTACCGTACCGTCGTTGTAATAAATTTTTTGTCCTAGTCTATTATTTTCAATCTTTTTAATTCCACCCCTTTCTGGAACAGGAGTGTTGAACCTTGCCTGTATATCAGCATCTGACGAGGGGCCATATTTATTATATGTATCTAGAGCTGTTGATGATGTTGGTGGTTTTTGTGATGTATATGATGTTTGTAAGCTTTGTCGATCTCTAACTGCTCTTGTTCTGGATCGTCCTCGTGCTCTGATAGCATTTTCTTGCTCAGTACTATCATATCCTTGATTTCTTAACCAAGTTGTAAATTCTGGTGGTTTATCCGTCCAGCGAGCTTTTTTAGCCGCAAAATCTTCTTCCCATTTTTTAACTTCACCATTATATCTAGCTAATATCTCACCACCATTAGCAGCATAAACTACTCCACCCTTACTATATGCTTTTGAACCACTATTAATACTTCTTAATAATCCTAAATTCTTTTGGGTAGCATCTTTGTTTACAACAAATTCCCCAGGGGTTAACATAGCGGGTACAGTATCGGTTCCTTTTGGTTGATAATCAACTAGCATACCTCTATTTGCATATATTAATCCACCCTTAGCGTTACCACCCGCGACAACAGCTGGTGCTGCTGCTACTGGCACTGGCTTTCCACCAGCAGCCGCCAAAGCTGTTACCGCGTCACTTAATCTTTTAATTTCTGCTTTTAGAAGGTTTGTGTTTGTTGTTACAGCTTCTAGCGTAGGAGCAACCACATCCTTCTGTATCGCAATTATTCTAGCATTAGATTCTTCATTTAGAGCTTTATTAGCAGTAGCCTGATCAGTATATAGTGTCTTAAGCTCTGCTGTAAATTCTATAATTTTTTGGTCAGCCTTTGCTGCATTTGCTCTATCTTGAGCATTCATTTGGGCTTCTTCTGCAACTTGCTTAATGAGTGCCGGATCTATACCTTGAGCTTTTCCTAAATTCTGTAATAATTGACCTAATTGCGCTCTTTGTTGAGGATCTTCTGGATCTCTATTGGTTCTTTGAAAATTATTGATAATTTGTTCAATTTCTTGAGCAAAAGCTTGTTGACGAACTTTTTCTCCTTCTGCTAATACTCTCTGAACTTCTTGCATACCTTGAGTAGTAAATTGAGCACCAACAGATTGTAGTCGGACCATTTCCTGTCTATAAGGAGCCATAAATTCGTTATAGGCTTTATTAGCACCAGGAGACGAGCCAATATTATAGTTACCACCTATAGCATCTCTTGTAAGTCTTTGAATAGTAGCAGCATCTATTCTCTGTTCCGGAGTAGAGGTTATTTGAGAGGTATAGTCTTCTCTTCTGAAAGACATATTTTCTTCTAAAACTTTTGCTCTATCGGCTATTTTATTAATAGTTTCATCTATAGAAGATTGTATAGTATTTCCAAATTTTTCTAACTCCTGATTAGTAGTTTCGATAGCGCTATCTAGTTTTGCTAGTTCTTGTTGCAACTGATCAATAGCTTTGGCCGCTTCTTCTGCTGACTTATTTTTTTCTAAGTCTGGTGTTAATTTAGCTAATTCTTGTTGTTTAGTACTTCGTTGTTGTTCTAGCTGACTTCTACGATCAGCTATTATATTAGCATTTAAAGTTTGACCAGGGGCCAAGCCTATACCTAATCTTTGAGCACTCGAAGAGAGATTTAGACGTAATCTTTCTTGAGGAGATATTCTTTGTCCCAACGCTTCTCTATAGGCCATACTATTATTGGTTGTTTGTGCTGTAAAAGCGGCATTCCTATCAATAATTTCTTGATTAATATTAGCAATAGCTTGGGCACTAGCTTTGATTTTATCAAAAGTATCTATCAATTGTTGTTGAGATTTGATTAGTAGATTCTCTACTGTTGTTCCTAGTTGTCCTCCTGTAGATTCTACTATTTGTTTAATAACACTATCTATATCAAGAAATCCTTTTTCAGCATCCTTTGTTGCTTCTTCTAAGATGGTTTCAACTGCTCTTTTAAGTGTTTCATCTCCTTTGAATACTTCGTTTATTTGTTTATCAAAAGTCTTTCTAATAACAGCTATTTGATCTTGCTTAACTGCTCCTTGATCTGGTCGGTCTGTATTCACACTTTTTAAATTTTCTCTAACAGCCTTTTCGGCATTAGTACCATAATCCGCTATTTGTTTGAAGGTTTTTTCCATTCCTGGGAAAGATGATGCTGCGTTAGAGAAAGCAGCATCTCTTTCCTTAGTAGAAAATGCTTTAGGATTTCTTAATACGTTAATATTTTCTTCTAATTTTGCTGTAGCAGAAAATCCTGATAGTCCACGAGATATCTTATCTAATCTTTGATTGATTTGCTCAATACTGGCCGAAGAACGATTAAGAATTTGGTCAAAAACAGTAAAAGAGTCAGAATAAGTTTGCATTACTCTTTCAACAGCTTGTTGCAACATAGCTTGTTGTTTAGCTGTCTTTTCAGCTTCTAAAGCTGCTCTGCTTTCTGCTGTTACTCTATTAATGGTTTCTTTGGTTAATCCCGACAAGGCTTCATCTCGTTCTTTTTGTAGGGCAACCGTAGCAGAACTATCCGTACTTAATCCTCTGTCTTTTTGTTCTTGTAGAAGTCTATTATATCTTTCTCTTTCTTTAACATAAGTTTCATCTGCTTCTACAATATTTTTAACAACAGAGGGGTCTAATGATGACGCTAATTCGCTATATGTTTTGCCTGTTCTAATTATTTCAGTATTTAAGAATTGTGCGGCAGTATTGCCTCCTGACTGTTGGGAGGACGCTATTCTTCTAGCAAAAGTGGCGTCGGTATCTGTTTTTGATCGGACAAGATTGAGTTTATCTTCTTCAGCTGATATATTTTGTAAACTTTGTAATGCTGCCGCCCTATTTTTTAGATTCGAATTAGAAGCAAAAGAACTTATATTTTGAGCATTAGCTCCTACTACTCTCTCAATATTCATAGATTGCATTTTTTCAGCATACTCTTTGCTTGCTTCTTCAACTTTGGTTAAGCCTTCATATACTCCATAAGTGATTCCGGCAAGAGCACCAACACCTGTTCCAACACCGGGAATAATGCTGCCTATCATGGCTCCTGTTGCACCATAATTTATTGCTGATGACCCTACGTTTCCTATGAAACGTCCTGTATCTGTAGTTTCTCCCCCATATCTTTGAGATATGCTATCAACCGCTAATCCTCCCACAACGGGTAACATATAGGGGAGCATACCTCCGCCGCCACCGCCAGCATTCATCATAGCATTGCGTAGTGCTGATCCACGTAATCCTTGTGCTCTTAAAGCTCTCGCTTGTTGTCTCATATTTGAACTACCCAAACCCAAACCAGCACCACCAGCACCTGTAGTATACCCTCCTAAACCTAAAGCAGACGCTCCTGCTCCACCTATTGTGCCGATACTAGCTTTGGATAAGTTATATAGTCCATTTGTAGCCTGTGCAATGGCCTTAAGGAAGGTGCCTATTGGATTCGATGCTATTTGAGAACCAAACCTACCAGTATTTTGAGCAACACCAATGACGGTAGTGCCGAATTTATTTAATGCATTAGAACTTGCAACGACTATGCTATTAAATTTACCCATAGCCCAAAAGGCATCTTGTTTAATACCTGGTGCTGCATTCATTGACGCTTGTTGATATTGTTGTGCTCTACTACTAAATGTGCTTGGTTGAGGCGCTCCTTGTTGACCATATCTTCGTGATACTTCTCTACTTTCAGCACTATCTTCTAAAGATGAAAGTCTATAACCGGCAGCTATTCTGGCGGCTTCTTTTGCTTTACTAGCAGTTTGTCCTGCCGCCCGTGATCCTTCATAGATATTCTTTTCAAATTGTTCTAACATCATCAATATTCTTTGAACTCTGGCTTCAAAATCGCCAGGGTTCACAGTTCTACCACTAGCAAACTTTTGTACATGACCAACCGCCCCGCCCTTATTAAATCCTTGAATTTTATCTGCCCTATTTAGATTATGTAGTCTTGATGCTCCTATACGACTAGCAGCTTTTTTATTAATAACAAACTCGCCAGGAGTAAGTAGGGCTGGAACGGTGTCCTGGATAGAGCCTCCAGAGGCCAATTTACGTCTAACTGGCACTGCTCTGCGAAATTCCTCTAAAAATGATTTTCTTTCTAGTTCTGATAATAGTGGTAGTTGTTCAAATACTTGTTTTTTTGTTAATTTATTAAATCCGTATTTTGCTCTTAAATCAGCTCCACCTCTAACTGTTCCTGAACCAAGATCATCAAAAATAGATGATAATAAACTATCCTGGCCTGATGTGATCGGTGATGCATTTCTTAGTTTTCTTTTTTCTAGATATGTATTAATTTTATCTTTTCTTGCTTTTGTAAATTCGCCACCCTCAATAGCGTTTACAAATCTAATTGCAGCATCTTTAAGGGTACTTCTATTTTTACCAAATCCACCAATAGTTCTAGTAACATCTGTTGGAATATTTGGCTGTAAACCAAAAAGTGTTGCTGGTGATCCTAATCCGAGTGGAAAATCAAACATTTTTGTTTTTTCTGTTTTATCAATATAAGGGGATCCTATACTAGCTATCGAAGCTTCTAATCCAGCACCTATGACGGATTGAAATCCTGATCCTTTGAGAATTCTATTTATAGCTGCTCCTGCTACTATTGGTTTACTACCTATTTGACTTCCTAATGTATTAGCAGCAGTCGATACTGAGTCTATAAATCCTTTACTTAATATTGATTCAATTTGTTTATCTAATCCCTGAGTTGATAAAGTACCTATAGAAAATTGAGCCTTTTTAGGTGGTTTGCCAGGTATAGTAAATGGTTCTATAGAAATACTGGCTGGTTCTGGCTCACCTTCTCTTCTACCTCCTCTTCTTAAAGCAGCAACACCAAAGTTATATATTTGACGCCCACCCCTGGTTTGACCACCATCCATACCTTGTAGAATTCTTTCTTCTCTAGACATTTTTTGACGTAATGGTGCTCCTCCTTCAGCAAACTTCTGCACTAAACCACCACTAGCAAATTTTTTAGCAGCAAAATTGCTTACTAGTTTATCAATATTACCGGCGCTATAATCAAAATCATCATAACTTTCTAAACTTTTATTAACAGCTTGTCTTAAACGAGTATTATAAAATGGTTTACTTAAACTACCTCCACCACGAACAGTTCTATAATCAGAAAGAATAGGATCTTTTAAAGAACTCAATAAATAATTATCTATAGCTGATCCACTTCGTATACTAGTCCACTGTTGAGATCTAGCAGCAACTTCGTCTGCCATTCTTGATTGTTGCTTCTTTAATGCTTCTTCTCTAGACATTTTACCTTGTGCTTTAACTGCCATTTTGTTTGGTTTACCAAACGGAGAAACTTGTTCTTTCCAAAAACCTTTTTGTCCTAAGTATGTTGTTAAGCTAGATTCTAATTCTGGTGTTATTCTCTCTTTTGATACTGGTATAAATTTGCTGCTTGTAGCAATACCGGCTCCACCAGAGCTAAATATATCTCGCGCTTGAGCTTTAGCGTATTTGATCATATCGGCCGTGCTAAGTTGTGCTAACTCTTCTTCTGTGAGATCTTTAAATCTGCTTCTAGCACCCCTTGCTCCAGCTACGCCTCTAGCTTTTGGCATAACAAATGAACCTCTAGCAAATTTTTGAACACCACCACCAGTATTAAGATTTTGAAGTCTGTTTACGCCAATAGTTTCTACAGCCTTTTTTCTAATAACAAACTCGCCGGGAGTTAACATTGCTGGAACAGTATCTCTATTGCCACTACCAGGAACATATCCACCAGTAGCAAAACCTCGTGGTCTTGTTAATCCTCTAGCAAATCCAGATCCAAATTGAGTTAGTGCTGAAATACCTTTAATGGTACTAATAGCGGCAATAGCTGGTAGTACATCTTTTGCAGCATCAGCTACTCTTATTAAGGCGCTAGCTAATTGTAGTGATAAATTAACAAAACTCTTAAAACTATCACTTTCACCAATACTTCTAATTAATGCTAAAAATTCTTCTCTTACTTTTGCTATTTGGTTTGCTAAACTTAATTGTGCAGTAGCGGCGTCTTTAGCTAAAATACCCTGGCCTTGTTGAGCAACTTTAAGTGCCTGCTGTGCTACTGCAAACTGTTGAATAAGAGGAATAACTTTACCAATTTGTCTAAAACCACCTAGTTCTTCAACAATCGCAGAAAATCTTAAATCTCTAGGATCTAAACT